ATGCCTGACCAGGAGTTGACCCTCGAAAGCCTGCTGGCCGCCGTCGAACAGCGGCTGCGCGCGGTACTGCCGGAGGCCGTGCAGATACTGCGCGGCCCACTGGGCACGGCCACCCCGCAGCTACCCGCGCTGCTGCTGGAATACGCCGCGCTGGCGCCGGGCCGCGACCCCGGCACCGGCGAGACGGCGCTGCTGTGCCGGCTGCAGGCACGCCTGCTGCTGCAGCGCGACGACGCCGAGGCGGAAGTGCTGGTGCTGCAGCTGGCTTCGCTGATCGCCGTCCTGCTGCGTGCGCAGACCTGGGACCTGCCGCTGGAGCCGGCCGCCTTCGTCCAGGCCCGGCCCGAAGCCAGCGAGGCCTACCGCGTCTGGCTGCTGGAGTGGGACCAGCCGCTGCTGCTGGGCACGCCGGAATGGCCCTGGGAGGACCAGCCGCCGGGCTCGCTGCTGCTGGGCATCGAGCCGCAGACCGGCCCCGGCCACGAGGCCGACTACTTCGCCCCGGAGGACCTGGCATGAACCCGACCTACGTGAGCGCCGAGCACGACCGCATGCTCGCCTCGCTGATCGTGCCCTGCGTGGTGGTCGCCGTGGACCTGGCCGCCGCCCGGGTGCGGGTGCGCAATGGCGACTGGACCAGTGCCTGGGTCCGCTGGCACGCCCAGGGCGCAGGTCCGGCGCGGCACTGGCGGGCACCGGGCATCGGCGAGCAGGGCGTATTGCTCAGCCCGTCCGGGGTGCTGGCCATGGGCACCTTCGTGCCCGGCCTGTACGGCGACGCCGGCGCCCCGGCGGACAGCCGCGACCACGTCGAGACCTGGCGCTTCGCCGACGGCGGCAGCCTGAGCTACGACTGGGCCGCGCACAGCTACAGCATCGAGCTGCCCAGCGGCAGCGTCACGGTGAAGGTGGGTGGGGCGCAGGTACTGGTCAGCGACGCCGCGGTCAGCGTCAAGGCCGGGCAGATCAGCCTGCAGGGCGAGGTGGCCATCCAGGGCAACCTGGCGGTGCAAGGCAGCGTCACCAGCAGCGGCTCGATCATGGACACCACCGGCAACAGCAACCACCACACCCACTGAACCGTCACTTTCATCCACAGGCCCGCCACGTGCGGGCCTCTTCGTTTCTGGAGAACAGCATGGGCAAGCACAACCGCCCGCCACAGGGGAGGGCGCGGCCATGATCGGCATGGACAGGCGCAACGGCCAGCCCCTGGGCGGCCTGGCGCACCTGAAACAATCCATCGAGGACATCCTCGGCACGCCCCTGGGCAGCCGGCGCATGCGCCCGGAATACGGCAGCCAGCTGCGGCGCATGGTCGACCTGCCGCTCAGCGAAGGCTGGAAAAGCGCGGTGCAGGCCGAGGTCGCCCGTTCCCTCGGGCGCTGGGAGCCGCGCATCCGCCTGCAATCGGTGAAGGTCAGCGCGGTGCTCGATGGCCGCGTCAGCCTGCTGTTGAGCGGGCTCTACCAGGGTGACAACTTGAGCATGGAGGTGAGTATTTGAACATCATCGATCTCTCCCAACTACCGATGCCTGCCGTGGTAGAGCCCCTGGATTTCGAGAGCATCTACCAAGAGCAATTGGCTTACTTCCAATCAAGCATGGGTGACGGCTGGACGGCTGTTCTGGAGTCGGACCCCGTCGTCAAGCTGATTGAGCTCGCTGCCTATCGTGAGGTCATGCTCAGGGGCCGGGTCAATGACGCCGCCAGAGCTGTGATGCTGGCTTATGCCACTGGTTCTGATCTTGACCAGATCGGAGCCAACTATCAGGTCGAACGCCTCCTGATCGATCCCGGCGATGCAAAGGCAATCCCTCCACGTCAGCCTGCCTATGAGGCCGACGAGGATTATCGGCGACGTATCCAACTGTCCTTCGAGGGCTATACGACTGCCGGTAGCGAGCAGTCGTACATCTTTCATGGGCTCAGTGCGGATCCGGAGGTTCTTGACGTGAGTGCTATCAGTCCAGGGCCAGGCGCCGTCACCGTGTATGTCCTATCCAGGATTGGCGACGGTATGGCATCCGAAGTCTTGTTGGCCAATGTAGCTAAAGTGCTGAATGCGGATGAGGTTCGGCCGATGACTGATCGATTGACGGTGCAGTCTGCCAGCATCGTTCGTTACAGCATCGTTGCGACACTAACCGTGTTACCTGGACCGGATGCTTCCGTCGTACGCGATGCCGCCCAGGCGGCTGCCGAGTCCTATGCGAAGGCGCAGCATGTACTTGGACAGGGAGTGACGCTGTCCGGGATTTACGCGGCCTTGCACCAGCCGGGAGTACAGCGGGTGGATCTGAGCTCGCCATCGAGCAACCTTGCCGTGGCGATTAGTGAGGCAAGCTTTTGCGAGTCGATTCAACTGACCGTAGCGGAGCAGAGCGATGACTAGTCTCTTGCCTATAAACGCTACAGCCCTTGAGCGAGCAGCTGAGGCGTTCGGTGTTCGAGCAACCGATATCCCGGTACTCGTTCGAGCGCTTTGGAATCCGGAAACCTGCCCTCTGAACCTATTGCCCTGGTTGGCCTGGGCTTGGTCAGTTGATAGCTGGTCCGACGATTGGTCGGAGAGCCAGAAGCGTGACACCGTGAAGCAGGCATTAGCTGTGCAACGCATCAAGGGCACCGTTGGCGCTGTACGTCGGGCGCTGGGTGCCCTAGGTCTGCCGGTGCGCGTGCAGGAGTGGTTCAACCAGACTCCGACCGGCCAGCCTTACACTTTCCGCTTGCTGCTGGACGTTGACCAGGGGGCTCTGACCAAGGTTGATCTAGCCAAAGTGCTCGAGGTGGTAGCCAACACGAAGAACCTGCGCTCGCAACTCGAGACAGTGCTGCTCACCGTCACGAGCCAGGCCGAGCTGTCGGTCGCCGTGGTGACCACTCTCGGCAGTGATCTGAGCGTCAGCAACTATCAGCCGCCGCGTCTGGTCATCAACGAATCCGCCTTGCCGGTCTACGGCACTGCCACGGTCTGAGGGCTGCTATGGAACTCAAAAACTACTTCGTCCAGAACGCCAATGGCGACATCCTGCCTGGGGCCACTGCGGCGCTGGTGAACGGATCGGCTGTATCTATACGAGCACAGGAGCGGACTTACAACAAACATACCGAACTGAGGTTGGGTAGGAATCAGTTCTCCGGTTCGTTGTGGGGGCATCTGCGGTCTATTCGCTACTTCCCCCGTCGCCTCACCAACGCTGAACTCCAGGCCCTGACCGCATGATCGACTATTACATTCGGGAGAGAGACGAGGCCGCCATGCGCACCACTCTCATCGCCGCCGCCCAGGGCGTGGACGGCAGCCTGTCACCCGCGGATGGGGGCCATCGACATCATCGGCACCTGGTACGGCCTGCTAGCAGTCGAAAGCGGGGCACTGCGACCGCGTTCTGGTTACTACGCCAACGCACGATCCGAGGCCCCCATCGAGTAGCCCGCCGAAGTCATCAAGGCCGAGCCCCATGCGCCTCGGTGTGTTTGGGCCTGACCGAAGATCAATGAGGGACTCCCCATGCTATTTAAGACGATTCACACTTTCTACGGCCTGACGGCCATGGCCGAGGCGGAATCCGCCGGCGTGCCAATCAACCTACCGACCATGGCTGTCGGTGATGGCAACGGTAACCCGACCGATCCGCAGGAGACCGACACCCAACTGGTGCGCGAGCGCTACCGCGCGGCGGTCAACCGCGTCTACCAATCGCCCACCGATCCGAAGCGCTTCACCGCTGAACTGGTAGTGCCGGCGGACATCGGCGGCTTCACTATGCGCGAAGTCGCAGTTTTTGACAGTCATGGCTCCATGTTCGTGGTCGGCACCTTGCCGGACACCTACAAGCCCACCGTCGACGAGGGTGCTTTCTCCGATGTAGTGGTGCGCGTCGACTTCTTGGTCAGCAATGCCCAGATCATCACTCTGCAGGTCGACCCGGCCATCGCCGTGGCCTCCCAGCAGTGGGTTCTAAGCAACGTGAAGGCCGCCCAGATCATTCCGGGCGGCACCGTTACCCAGTTCTTGGGCAAGGCGAGCAACGCCGACGGTGACTATCAGTGGAAGGAGATGGATGCTATCAACGTCACCGTCGATACGGTGGCCGAGAAGCAGCTTCTGGCGGCCAACCAGACCACCGTCGACCTGACCGTCACTACCACCTACGGCCTGGCGGTCTACGTGGCCGGCCTGCGCCTGGACAAGGGGACCGGCGCCGACGAGTGGCAGCCCGACGCGAACATCCCCACCCGACTCAAGCTGGGCAAGAGCTACGCTGCGAACACCCGCATCACCTTGGTGAACAACGAGCCGGCCGGCAGCGCGCCAGCACCGCTGGAGCGCGGGAACAACCTGGCGGATGTGATCGACAAAGCTGCCGGTCGGACAAACCTCGACGTCTTCAGCAAGTCGGAGACGCGGACCATGGCTCCCGCAGGCTTGGTGGCGACTTTTGCGCGCAGCACGGCACCGACGGGTTGGCTCAAGGCCAACGGCGCCGCCGTCAGTCGCACGGCGTATGCAGACCTGTTTGCCGCCATCGGTACGACCCATGGCGCTGGCGATGGTTTCAACACCTTCAACCTGCCGGATCTACGCGGCGAGTTCATTCGTGGCTGGGACGATAGTCGTGGTGTCGATGGTGATAGGGTACTGGGCAGTTGGCAGAGCGGCGCCATGGAAAGCCACATCCACAGCGCGACGACTGCCGATGCTGGCGGCCATGTTCACACGGGGACGACCAATTCCGCCGGCGCCCACAATCACGCCGCAAGCACCGCTACCGCGGGCAATCACGCCCACGGCGCTTGGACTGATGCCCAGGGACAGCATACTCATGCTGCGTTGGGCTCTCCGGGGGTTGGCCAAGGAGCAGCGGGGCCCAACTCTGTCATGCAGGCCTTGGGAAGCACAAACACGACTTCTGCGGCAGGTCTGCATTCGCACAATGTTGGCGTAGCGTCCGCGGGGGATCATACCCATGGCGTTTCCGTAGGTAGTGGCGGAGAGCATAGCCACAACCTATCTATTGCCTCTGCTGGTACCCACAGCCACAGCATCACCATCAGTAGTGCCGGTGGCTTAGAAACTCGGCCACGCAACGTTGCATTGCTGGTCTGCATCAAATACTAGGAGGCTCCATGCTTGCCTATCTGTTCGACACCGCCGGTCTGTTCATCGGCGTCACCGAAGCGGACGAGTCGCCACTGGAGCCGGGTATTTTCCTCCTACCGGCGCGCAGCACTCTGATCGCACCGCAGGAGTCGTTTCCTGACGGTCAATGGCCACGTTTCAATGGTCTGGAATGGGAGCTGGTCAATCGGCCTTCGCCAGCACCAACGCAAGACGCCCTTACCCGTCTTGCCGACTTTCTTGCACAGAACCCCGATGTAGAGGAGCTGCTGGCTAAGTAATCGATTCAGGAAAGCTAGATTCTAAGTCTGAACCCCAACCCCAACCCCAACCCCAACCCCAACCCCAACCCACAACCGCCTACCGGCGGTTTTTTTATGTCTGGAGAAAATCCTATGAGCTTCTTTCACGGCGTTACCGTGACCAACGTCGACATCGGCGCGCGCACCATCGCGCTGCCGTCGTCCTCGATCATCGGCCTGGTGGATACCTTCACCCCGGGCGCTCCGGCCAGCGCCGAGCCCGACGTGCCGGTGCTGCTGACCAGCCTGCGCGAGGCGGCCGCCGCCTTCGGCGTGGGCTCGGCAATCTACAAGGCCTGCACCGCCATCTTCACCCAGGCCTCCGCCGTGGTCGTCGCGGTGGGTGTGGCCGAGGTCGAGGACCCGGCGCAGCAGACCTCGGCGATCATCGGCAGCGTCACCGAGTCCGGCCAGCGCACCGGCCTGCAAGCGCTGCTCGACGGCAAGTCGCGCTTCAACGCCCAGCCGCGCCTGCTGGTGGCGCCGAAGCATTCCGCCACCGAGGCCGTGGCCACCGCCATGGACGCCCTGGCCGGCAAGCTGCGCGCCATCGCCATCGTCGACGGGCCGAACAGCACCGACGAGGCGGCCATCGCCTATGCCGGCGAGTTCGGCAGCAAGCGCGTGTACCTGGTCGACCCCGGCGTGCAGTACTGGGACACCGAGGCCAGCGCCACCGCCGACGCTCCGGCCTCGGCCTACGCCGCCGGGCTGTTCGCCTGGACCGACGCCGAGTACGGCTTCTGGTCCTCGCCGTCGAACAAGGTGTTCACCGGCATCACCGGCACCACCCGCCCGGTGGAGTTCCTCGACGGCGACGCGACCTGCCGCGCCAACCTGCTGAACAACGCCAACGTCACCACCATCATCCGCGACGACGGCTACCGCCTGTGGGGCAACCGCACCCTGTCCAGCGACCCGAAGTGGGCCTTCGTGACCCGCGTGCGCACCCTCGACATGGTGATGGACGCCATCCTCGCCGGGCACAAGTGGGCGGTCGACCGCGGCATCACCAAGACCTACGTCAAGGACGTCACCGAGGGCCTGCGCGCCTTCATGCGCGACCTGAAGAACCAGGGCGCGGTGATCGACTTCGAGGTCTACGCCGACGCGGAACTCAACACCGCCAGCCAGCTGGCCCAGGGCAAGGTGTACTGGAACATCCGCTTCACCGACGTGCCGCCCGCCGAAAACCCCAACTTCCGCGTGGAAGTCACCGACCAGTGGCTCACCGAAGTCCTCGACGCCTAAGGAGCAACACCCATGATTCCGCAAACCCTGAGCAACACCAACCTGTTCGTCGACGGCGTCAGCTTCGCCGGTGACGTGCCGTCGCTGACCCTGCCCAAGCTGAGCATCAAGACCCAGGACTACCAGGCCGGCGGCATGGATGCGCCCATCGCCCTGGACATGGGCCTGGAGAAGATGGAGGCGAAGTTCTCCACCAACGGCGCCCGGCGCGAGGCGCTGAACTTCTTCGGCCTGGCCGACCAGAGCGGCTTCAACGGCGTGTTCCGCGGCTCCTTCAAGGGCCAGAAGGGCGACGCCGTGCCGGTGATCGCGACCCTGCGCGGCATGCTCCAGGAAGTCGACCCGGGCGACTGGAAGGTCGGCGAGCTGGCCGAGTTCAAGTTCAACGTGGTGGTCAGCTACTACAAGCTGGAGGTCGACGGCCGCGAGGTCTTCGAGATCGACCCGCTGAACTCGGTGCGCCGCGTCAACGGCGTCGACCAGTTGGCGGCCCTGCGCGGCCACCTCGGCCTGTGAGGTGCGCGCCATGACCCAAGCACAACCGGCCTGGCTCAGCCTGGGCGCCGACGCCGCCACCGTGCGCCTGTCGCGCCCGGCGCAATGCAACGGCGTCAGCGTCGACAGCCTGACCCTGCGCGCGCCCACGGTGCGCGACATCCGCCTGGCCACCCGTGTCGGCGGCGATGCGGAGGAGCGCGAGCTGCAACTGTTCGCCTCCCTCGCCCAGGTCAGCGCCCAGGACCTGGAGGGGCTCAAGCTCAGCGACTACCAGCGGCTGCAGAACGCCTACTTTCGCCTGGTGCGCGAAGACGGCGACGAACCCGACGCGGATGCGTGAGCTGGCGCGGCGCCTGGCCCGCGAACTGGGCTTCGGCGCCGCCGACCTCGACGGCATGAGCCAGGGCGAACTGCTCTGGTGGCTGGGCGAGGACGCTGCCTGAGGGCGCGGGAGCGGCGTGCGTGCGCCGCTCCCGCCTTTGATGGATGGAATGAGCGATGAGCGAGAAACAGAAGATCAGCATCGTGCTCGGCGGGGTGCTCGACGCCAGTTTCGGGGCGGTCGTGGCGGACGCCAAGGCGCGTGTGGAAGCGCTCCGGCGCGGCAGCGAGCGTGCCTTCGACCTCCAGGGCCTGGTCGGCGAAACCCGCGACCTGCAGGCGGAATACCTGCGCCTGCAGCGCGTCGGCGACGCCCAGGCGGGCACGACCCTGCGGGCACTGGAAGGCAACCTGGCGCTGCTCAAGCGGCAAGGCCTGGAGGTGGGCAACCTGTCGAAGCTGTATGAGCGCCTGGGCCGTAGTGTGCGTGGCAGCGAACTCAGGGCCCGGGGCTGGGAGCAGCTGGAGAGCGCCGGCCGCCGCTTCGGCGAGCTGGGCAGGTTCGGCAGCGCCATGGGCGTGCCCATCGGTATCGCCGCGGACTATCAGGAACGCATCCGCGCCCTGGCGATCCGTGGCGGTATCGCCGGCACCGCGCAGGAGCGGCAGCTGTCGCAACGGATACAGGAAAGCGCGCAAGGCAGCGGGATGAGCCGGGACGACAGCGCGAGCCTGCTCGCTGCGCTGATGGACAGTGGCATGCGGCAGCAGGATGCCCAGGCGCTCCTGCCGCTGGCGGCGAAATTCGCCCGCAGCCAGGGCGCCGGGCTCGCCGACACTGCGGCGCTGCTGCGCAGCCTGCAGGTGAAGGCCGGGCTCGATACTCCCGCCGAGCTGGCGAAGACGCTGGACTCCCTGGCCTTCCTCGGCCAGCGGGGCGAGTTCGAGACGGCGGACCTGGCGCGCCATCTGCCGGAACTGTTGTCCAGGGCGCGCCCGCGAAAGGGGCAGGGCAGCGAGGCCGTCGTCCGCCTGGGGGCCATGCTGGAACTGCAGATGCGCAAGAGCGGTTCGCCCGAAGAGGCGGCCGAAAGGGTGGGCAAAGGGCTCAAGGGTCTGCTGCCGGCCTCGGGCGGCGGAGAGGCGTTGCGGCACCTGCAAGCGCAGGCCCTGAAGGCCAGTGGAGTGGTCGACAGCCTTCTCCTCCAGCGCAATGACACGACCTCGGCCCGCATCGGTGCGGCGCGGGCATCCAGCGAGACGCTGCTGGGAGCCGTCGGCGATGCGCTCGTGCCTTACGTGGACCCTGCGCTGGAGGTGGGCTCCGAGGCTTTCCGCCGTGGGACGCAGCTGGTCAACGAGAACCCCGGCGTGGTGGCTTCGGCTGTGGGGCTGTTCGGTGCCTACAAGGGGGGCCGGGCGCTGTTCGATGCGGGGCGCGGCGCCGTGAACCTGGCGCGGGGCGGCCTGCTCGGTGCGAGAGCCGGGAAGCTGCCGGAGATCGCGCTGCGCACAGGCAACACGGTGAGTGGAGTGCCCGCCGTGCTCGACGCGGCCGGCAAGGGCGGCGCGCAACTGGCCCGCGGCGGTCGCCTGCTGCTGCGCGGTGCCGTACCGCTGAGTGCTGGGCTGGCTGTGCTGGGTGCCGTGCAGACCTATGCCAGCGACGGCTCAGCGCAGCAGAAGGGCGAAGGCTATGGCGGTGCCGCCGGCGCCCTGGTGGGAACCGCGCTGGGCGCTGCCGTGGGCTCGATAGTCCCGGTGGTGGGCACGGCCATCGGCGGTGCGCTCGGCGGCTTGCTGGGCGAGAAGCTGGGCGGCTGGGGCGGTGGCAAGCTCGGTGCCTGGTTGGGCAAGGAGAGTGCAGCGGCGAAGGCCGAGGCCGCCAGTGCGCCCGAAGCGAAGTTGCCTCCCGCCGCGCCAGCGATACCGCCGGTGCAGAACTGGCACTTCTCCCCGCAGATCACCCTGAACGTCGGCGGCGGCCTGTTCGAGCCGCGCCTGCTGGCCGAGCAGCTGCTGCCGCAACTGCGCCGGCTGCTCGACGAATTCAACAGCCGCCAGCGCAACGACAGCCTGTTCGACCTGCCGAGGCTCTGAACGGCGACATGACCAATGAGGAGCCAGCATGGCTTACATGGAGCAACTACAGGCCGGCCTGCGGTCCATCGGCCAGGCCATCGAGGCCGGCCGCCGCGAGCTGAAGGGCACGATCGACCCACTGGACCAGGCCATCGGCGAGCTACAGGACGCCAGCGGCCAGCTGGAGAAACTGCTGGGCCTGCCGCCCGGCGTGTCGGTGCAACTGCAGCGCGTTATGCGCGGCATCGACCAAGCCAATGCGCGGCTGGACAAGGTGGTGGCCGTCTATTCGAAGGCCGAGCGCGCCGTGCAGCGGGTGGACGAGCGGCTGGACGCGCTGGGCCGGCAGGCGGCGCGGGCCGGTCAGGCGATCAACCGCATCGCCGGGGCGATCAGCCCGAAGCTGGCCAACATCATCCCCAGCGAACTGCTGGCGCCGCTGACCACGCCGGCGGCGGAAGCGGTCAAGCCGCAGCCCCACCTGCTGGTGATGCGGCCGCTGGCGCCGAATGCCACTCCCTTCTACTTCAACCTGTCCACCGCGGCCTTCGACAAGCTGGTGCGCGACACCCAGTACAGTTGGGTGCCCCAGGCGCGCCTGGACCGGCGCCCGGCCCTGCAGTCGCCGGGGCAGGGCGCGGAGACGCTGAGCCTCAGCGGCACCATCGCCACCCTGCTGGGCGCTGGCGTCGGCCAGTTGCAGAAGCTGCGCGACATCGCCGCGCGCCGCGAGCCGCTGAGCCTGAGCAGTTGGTCCGGCCAGCTGCTGGGCAACTGGTGCATCACCCGCATCGGCGAGAACCAATCCAGCCTGCTGAGCGACGGCGTGCCGCGCAGCCAGGCCTTCACCCTGGAGTTCACCCGCTATGGCGACGATCTGTAGAACCGCGGACGGCGACTGCCTGGACAGCCTCTGCCAGTACCACTACGGGCACTTGCTGGGCAGCGTGGAAGCCGTCCTCGAAGCCAACCCCGGCCTGGCCGACGAGCCCCAGCCGTTGCGCGCCGGGCTGCTGATCCGCCTGCCCGAGCTGCCGCCCCCCAGCGATCCCCGGGTACGCCTGTGGGACTGACCCCCGACCCCGCTCCGGCGGGGTCTTTCCTTTCCGGAGGCCCGAAGTGCGCCCGACCTTCCGTCTGCTCGCCAACGGCAGCGACATCACCCACCTGCTCAGCGACCGTCTGCTCAGCCTGGTCCTGACCGACAAGCCGGGCCTGGAGTCCGATACCTTCGAGCTGGTCCTCGACGACCGCGATGGCGCCATTGCGCTGCCCGCGCGCGGCGCCTGGCTGGACCTGTTCCTCGGCTACGCCGGGGAGGAACTGGCGCCCATGGGCCGCTACCGGGTGGATGCGCTCCGCTTCGACGGGCCGCCCCGCCGGCTGACCCTGAGCGGCCGCGCCGGCGACATGCACGGCGAGGGCAAAAGCACCCGCTGCGCCGCCTGGGAGAACGCCAGCCTGGCGCGGATCGTCTTCGACCTGGCCGCGCGCAACCGCTGGAGCGCGCGCTGCCCGGTGCAGGTGAGCGTCGCCCGCGCGGAGCAGTTGAACGAATCGGACTTCAACTTCATCACCCGTCTGGCCCGCCAGCACGACTGCACCGCCAAGCTGGCCGACGGCCTGTTGCTGGTGCTGCCGCGCCAGGCCGGGGAGAGCGCCTCCGGGCGCGCCATCGCGCCGCTGGAGCTGATGCCGGGCGATGTCGGTTCCTTCGACCTGCGCCTCGACGACCGTACCGTCTACCGCCGGGTGAAGACCTGCTACCAGGACCCGGCCAGCGGCGCCATGCGCCAGGTGGCGCTGGAAAACCCGAAGGCGCCGGAGGGCGTCAGCGCCGAGTTCGTCGACCGCCATCCCTACCCGGACCGCGGCGCCGCCGAGCAGGCGGCCAGGGCGCGGCTGGCCGACTTCAACCGCGGCAGCGCCTTCGTGCGCCTGCAGATGCCCGGGCGCAGCGACCTGTTCGCCGAGCGCAGCGTGCGGCTTAGCGGCTTCAAGGACGGCCTGGACGGCGAGTTCCTCACCGACTCGGTGGAGCAGCGCCTGGATGCCGGCGGCTGGAGCACCACCATCACCTGCAACGGCGGCGCCCAGGGCAAGGCCGATGCCGCGGGTGGCAAGGGGCGCAGCTGAAGGAGGGCCGCATGGAGATCACCGACCAACAACTGCTACAGCTGTTTCCCCGGGCCGACCAGGTCCTGCCCTGGCTGGTGCCGGCGATGCGTGCCCACGGGGTTGACCGAGCGCCGCGCGCCGCCGCTTTCCTCGCCCAGGTCGGCCACGAGAGCGCCGGGCTGACGCGCCTGGTGGAAAACCTCGCCTACAGCGCCCAGGGCCTGGCGGACACCTGGCCGCGGCGCTTCCGCAACGCCGCCGGCAAGCCCACCGCGCTGGCTTGCCGACTGGCCTACCAGCCCCAGGCCATCGCCAACTGTGCCTACGCCGGGCGCAACGGCAATGGTGACGAGGCCTCCGGCGATGGCTGGCGCTACCGCGGCCGTGGCCTGCTGCAGATCACCGGCCGGGCCAACTATCGGCGCGTCGGCATGGCGCTCGGCCAGGCCTTCGAGGCCCACCCGGAGTCGCTCGCCGAACCGCGCTGGGCCTGCGAGTCGGCGGCCTGGTGGTGGGCGGACGCGGGCCTGAACGAACTGGCCGACGCCGGTCGTTTCGAGGACATCACCCGGCGCATCAACGGCGGCCTCAATGGCCTGGCCGAGCGCCGGAAACTGTGGCGACGGGCGCAGGAGGTGCTGGGATGAGCCTGTACCGGAAGCTCGCCGTCGTCCTGCTCCTGATCGGCCTCGGCGTTGCCGTGGGCGCCTGGCTCGCGGCCCGGCACCTGCGTCCGCAACTGGAAGCCACCCGTGTCGAGAGCGCGCTCTGTGCCCAGGGCAGCAGCGTGTTGCAAGCCCAATTGGCCGAGCAGAACCGCCGCCTGGATGAACTGGCGCTAGCCGCGCGGAAGCGCGAGATCGACGCCGCCCAGGCGCTGCGGGCGGCCCAGGTGCAGGCGGATGCCCACGAGGCGGCCGCCCAGCGCCTGCTGGCGGGGCACAGCGACGGCGAGGACTGCGCCGCTGCGCGCCAGCTCATCGACCAGGAGCTGGCGCCATGAAAGTTCTTCTCCTCGTGGGCCTGCCGCTGCTGGCGGCCTGCACCGCAGCGGCGCCCACCCAACCGGCCGCGCTCGAAGTGCGGGTGCCGGTCGCCATTCCCTGCCGGGCGCCGGCCGTCCCCATGCCGGTGTTCGCCACTTCCCTCCTGCATCCCTCCGACTCGCTGCAGACCAAGGTCCGCGCACTGCTTGCCGAGCGCCAGCAGCACCTGGGCTACGAGGCCCGCCTGCGCGCCGCGCTGGAAGCCTGCCGCTAGCCGCCCGCCGGCTCCCGGCGCCGCGCGGGCCCGTGCGGCTTGCGTTGCCGGGCGGCCATCGGCTACTGTTCGGCAATCATCTGGCGAGATCGCTACCGTGATTCACCGCAACAGCATCCTCATCTCCCTCCTCAAGGCATTCGCCCGCTGGCGCTGGCGCGCCTGATTCCTTCTTTCCCGGCCCTCGCGCCGGTCCCTTCCTCGCGTTCGTCCCCCCATCCGCTGGCATAATGGCCAGGTCCTGCCCAGGCCGCCCCGGGTGCGCCGGCGACGCGAACCGAAAGCAGTGCAATCATTGAGGTCCGAGCAGACATGCTGCTGATGATCGATCAGCACGATTGATGTTCTCTGTAATCCCATTCTGTTCCGCCTCCCCTCTGAAAGCCGCTATCTGAGCGGCTTTCATGTCCCCTTCGGTTCCCATAGGTTCGCTGACATCCCCGAAAAATGCGGGTATCGTTGCGGGTATCAATGGACCGATACCCGCATACCCTCATGCCTCTCACCGACGTGAAGATCCGCCAGGCCAAGCCTGGTGACACTCCTATCAAGCTCACCGACAGCGGCGGCCTTTTCCTTGAGGTGCGCCCTAACGGCTCGAAGCTCTGGCGCTATCGCTATCGACTCGCTGGCAAGGAAAACACCTTCGCGATCGGGGCCTACCCTGACGTCTCACTTTCGGACGCGCGCGCAGAGCGTGACGAAGCCAAGGCCCTGGTGAAGGCAGGCCGGCATCCTTCGCACGTGCGGCAGACCGAGAAGGCCAAGCAGCTGGCAGAGAACAAGAACACGTTCAAGGCTGTTGCGGAGGAGTGGATTGACGAGCGCCTGACCAAGCGGACGGAGAAATACCGAGACCAGATCCGGCGCGCCTTCGAGGGGAACGTCTACCCTGTGATTGGCCGGCTGCCAATGCGCGAGATCACCGCAGCCCACATCTTGGAGATCATGCGCCGGATGGATGGCCGAGGAGCTTCGGCCTACGCCCTGCAGGTCAGGCAGTGGGTGTCGGCGGTCTTCTGTTTCGGGGTGGTTACCCTTCGGGCTGACGCTGATCCAGCGGCCGCGGTGAAAGGGGCCGTCGAGCGCGGCGAGATCAATCACAGCCAGCCGATGTCACGTGAGCAGTTGGGCACCTATCTGGCCGCGGTCGATCGGTACAAGGGATTCCGTGGCACTGTGATAGCCCTGCGCCTGCTGCCGATGCTGTTCACTCGCACCATCGAACTGCGCGCCGCGCGCTGGTCAGAATTCGATTTGGATAGCGCGCTGTGGACCGTGCCGGCGGAGAGAATGAAGAAGCGCCGCGTGCACCTGGTGCCGCTTCCAACACAGGCGATTGACCTGCTGAGGGAGTTGCGCGGGATCACCGGTGGCGAACTGCTGTTCCCGGGCCTGAAGGACCCAACCCAGCCACTGAGCGCGACGACATTGAACAGGGCGATGGAGTACATGGGGCTCAAGGGGTGGCATTGCCACGACTTCCGGGCTACCGCGAACACGCACCTGGAAGAGATGAAGCGCTTCCGGCCCAAGGTGATCGACGTGCAGATGGCTCACAAGGAGAAGGACAAGACCAAGGCCGCGTATAACCACGCTGTCTACCTGGATGAGCGGCGGGAGATGATGCAGGCCTGGGCTGATTGGGTTGAGGGGTGTCGGGCGATCACCTGACATGGCGGCATTGAGGGGGCGGCCATAGGCCGCCATTCCCCCCCTACGAGGCAGTTCGCTCGCGCTTGCGTTCATCCATCCAGGCCTGCACCTCGCGCTGCGACCAGCGCGATGCTCGCCCAAGCTTGATCGGCGCCGGGAATGTGCCTGCGCCAATCGTCCTGTAGATGGCCGTCCGGCCGAGCCCGACCTGACTGCTTACTTCCTCGAACTTCAGCAGAATGTCCACCTGAACATTCCCCTTCTGAGCATCTTCCGTCATACCTACCTCCAAGTTTCTTGCGCCACGTTTGGCGGATTCTGCATTTCGTGGCGCGCGACCAGCGCCTCAACCTCGGCGATGAGCGATTCCATGCCAGCGGCAAAGCTGGCCGGCCTGCTCGACGCCCCCTTCCTCAACTGCTGGAAAACCTCCTGAGCCAGGCCGGAGTGCGAGAGCGTTCCGGTGAAGCCACTGAGGATCTCCTGCGCCGCTCGCCGCCCCTCCAGAAACAGCACCCGGTCCAGCCTGGGCCCGGCCTGCTGTGCTTGGGCCGGTGCTGGCGCCGCAGCCTGCTCCGCCTGAGCCGACAACTCCTGTTCCTTGGTGACCCTACGCGCAGGCGCTGGCGCAACTCGCCTGGCCCGATTCAGGGTTTTTCGTGCGAGCGATCCGAGAGGCTTAGCCATGGAGGGCCTCCTTGCCGATTGCGGCCAGCTCCGCCACCAGGTCATCCACCCGCCCGTAGAACTTCCCGCCGTCCTCGTTCGCGTAGCGCTCGACCATGTCACGCACCATTGTCACGTTGGCCAATCCCTGCAGGTCGGCCTGCACAGGTGTGGCGTCACTCGCTGGCGCATGGATGAAGCCGTCCGCCTTGATCCTGAGCGTGCGCACCGGGCGGATGCCCATCTCCCGCGAAGCCCAGTTCGTGGTCGGGGTACACCAGATATGCACCGCAGAGTTCCAGGCGCTGCCAGCACTGCGCTGGGTGCTGCTCCAATAGCTGTGCTGCGTGAATGCCTGGGCCGGGCCTCCTTCACCATCCGAAGGCCAGTAGCGGCCCCAGTCCTTGAGCTGGGTAAGGTTGGCCCGCAGCACCTGCAGTTCCTCAATGGCCGGGATGTGCCAGCCGCGGTGGCCACGGATCACCATCTTCAGCACCTTGACCGCGATGGCGCTGCCGGCCTCGGCCATCGCCTGGGTGTTGGCCATACCGTCGAAGTAGGACTTGGCGCCGCGGATGTTCGGCTTGGGCCCGGCGCGATCCCACCACTGTGCCGTCAGTTCGAAAGCCCGGCCGGCATCGATCACCGCGTGCTCGGCGCCATCGAAGTAGATCCGGCCTGCGTAGAACCCGCCGGCGAGAGGTTGGCCAACCTCGGGAAGGGCGGCCTGGCTGATCTGCTGGCGCTTCATGCGTCCTCCCAATCCAGCTTCGCCGGCATCGGCGGGATGGTCTCCAGCGTCGACAGGTCCAGCAGGGTGAAATGGCCGCGGCCGTCCCGGAACCAGCCTCCGGTGTCGATGTGGTACACGTTGCCCAGCACGGCAGGCTGGCGCAGCGGCGTGTGACCAACGACAACGGCCAGGATGTCCTGCACACCGCTCGCATCCTGCTGCTCAACTCGGTGGCGCGACCACTGGCAGGCATCCTCCACACGCCTCAGTCCCGGCATGCGCCCTTCCAGCGCCTCGCGGAGCGTCGTCCAACTCGGGAACGGGCAGTCAGCGTGGACCAGGCCAACCAGCCCGGCGGACGTCTGCACCTCGATGGCGATCGGCAGGTCTGCGAAGCGGGCGGCGATCTCCTGCTGCTCGGCGCTGGGCAGCCCCAGGAACCAGGCGCCGCCGTTCAGCAGGTAGATGTCCTGGTCGAGGTGGCCGATCCGCACGTGCCGGATGGCGATGCCTTCGTGGTTGCCCTGGATGGCGTGGAACCATGGCTTGTCCAGCCACGCCAGCACCTGCTCGCTCTCGGGCCCGCGGTCCACCAGGTCGCCGACGCTGAACAGGCGATCGCGAGTCGGATCGAAGCCGGCGGCGTCCAGCGCCACCTGCAGGCGCGTGAAATAGCCGTGGATGTCGCCCACTGCGAAGTCTCGGCCGACCAGGTTGCGTTCGAAGCGCTTGATCAGGCTCATCGCTGCACCTCCTGCTTCCGCTCTATCACCCTGGTGCTGCCGTCACGGCTGTGCAGAGTCAGCGCCGCGCGCTGCGTCTCGACCGTGCCGTCGTTGCGGACCAGAGTTTTCGGGGCCCCGTAGAGCGGGCCGTCCGGCGCGAACGGATCACCCAGGGCGCGCGGGTTCTCCCTGGTGAACTTCATCATCAGCTCAAGGATGCAGTGGAACAGCGGGCCCTCCTTCCAAGGCGATGGACGCCTGGCGCCGAAATGGGTTGCGCTGTCCTCGAGGCCGGCCACGAAGGCCAGAAAGTCCAGGGCCTGGCCGGGCTTCGCATCCGCCACTTCGGCGCGGTGTGCCGGGTTGATGGCGAGCACGTCGCAGATGCCTGCGACCCCCAGTTCCGCCTCGATCTCGCTGCCGGCCGACATCAACCACTCACCGATAGCCAGTCGTCCGGCCTCGCGCATCCCGCGAATGGCCTGGTAGTCACGCTCCAGCTTGTCCAGCTTCGCCCTGGTGAACGGCATGCCGTTCTTGAGAGGCCGGCGGGCGCGCGAGTAGACGGTCCTCTCGACCTCATCGAGTTGGTTGTACTGGCGGGCCACCCTGCGCGCGATCAGCAGTTGGGTGCGAAGCGACAGCCCAGGGCGTCGCCAGATGCGGGTTAGGCTCAGGAAGTGGTCACGCTTCATCAGCACGGCTGCCGTCCTCCACCAGCTTCAGGTGCAGGCCGATACCGCAAGCCCGGGCCAACTGCTCCAGCTCGCCGGCGGTGCTGGTACTGCTTTGCAGGGCGAGCCCGAGCTGAACCAGGCGATCACCGAGGGGGGTGAAGGGGCTGGTGCTGGCCAGTCCAAACACGATGTCACTGTCTTGGCTGGGGTTGCGGAACGGAGGTACTTGCGCAGTCATGGTCATAGGATGAACCTCGGTTGCTGCTGGCGGGCGCCAGTGGCGGCCGCCGGCGTGATCGGCTTCGGGCACGAGACCACCAGGGTGGTGCCGCGCATCTCGATGGTGGGCTTGGCCAGGCGTCGGGCCTCGTCGCGCTGCTCGACGGTGGCGAGGAAGAGGCCGAAGAAGGCGATGGCTGCAATGCTGAGCAGGCAGTGCCAAGCCCAGTGCTGACGGCTGCTCATGCGTCCCCCAGTGCGCGCCGCATGAGCGCGTAGGTTTTCGGTGCTTTGCAGTGGTGCTGCCAGTCCAGGCCGGCCTCGCGCAGGAACGCCTCGGTGATGGATTCCCAGGTCGCCGCCAGGGCCGCCCACTGCGGGTTGTGCTGCGCCATTTCCCCCATGCGCGGCTTCCACTCGGGAATCAGGTCGAGCAGCAGCAGGCAGCGGTTCAGGTCGTCAGGATCGTGCGGGTACGGGAAGCCATTGCGAGGAGCCAGCCCCAGCATGTGGTCGTGGATGGCACGCGATGACATGCCTACCTGGCCGTCGCGCAGCCACTTGGTGGCCCGTTGCTCGACGGTGGATCCCGTGCCGGGCATGGAGACGTCGTAGCCCAGGGGGCAATCGGCATGCTCCAGTGCCTGGACACAGGCCTCTTCGAAACCGGTCTGGCTTACCCGGCCCTGGATCAGGTCGTTCATCACCGGGGTGATCGCGTCGAGCTGGCGCTGGTTGAGCACGTGGCCCTTGAGGACAATGCTCATGCATCACCTCCTGCGCGTTGCTTCTCGATCCCGAGCTGACGATTCATCTCGCGCACGAGTACTTCGACGGCCTCGATCACCGGCACGCTCACATAGCCGTCCTCTACTTCGACGCGGTCTATCCAACTAGAGAGGACCTGAAGGCTTTCAGCCAGCTCGGTCTGGTCCTTGCGGAGCTCGGCGGCAACGCGCTCGATCTGGGCCATGTGTTCTTCCGGCGATGGGAGCTGAACACTTGGCCCGCTGCTGGTGGCGCCGACGGTGCCGGTGATCACGTCGAAGATGCCTGGCTTGAGGGGAACAACCGGCGCGGAGTGGGGGGGCTCGCCGGGAAGAACCTGGCGGCGAGCAGCTGCGGCGCCAGGGTAAGCCGGTTCTGCGGCGGCGCCAGAGGCGGGAGAGCCTCGCTCTGCACGCGCTCCGGAGTGATCCAGGAATACCGCCGTGATCTCCTGGATGCGGCGAAGGGCCGCCCATGGCTCGGCCTGCCCCTCTGCAGCAAGGCGCTCGATAGCTACCAGAGCGCTCTCCAGAGCAGTGACAGTACCCTCCAGGGAGTTGGTGTTCTCCACGTAGCGCTCGACCGAGTCGATGTAGCCCGCTGCAGCCTCGGCCGCCAGGCGCTTGTCCTCGATGGCGTTGCCCTCGGCCACCTCGGCAATCACAGAACCGCCGCGGCCGATGGCGATCGGAGTACCCGGCTTCAGGTAGGGGCGAACCGAGTCGAGCTGCATGCCCATGCCAGAGCGGAGAACGATGGTGATGGCGTTCATTGATGCACGCTCCCTGCGGCCTTGGTCAGTGCGTCGAGCAGGGCCTGCTTCTGCTGCTGGCCATGCAGGTACTCGCGCAGGGCGACGACGATCAGGCTGTTCATGCTGCGTTCGTCGCGCGCCGCAGCAGTTTCCACTTCATCGCGCATGCCGTCGGGCAGGCGAACGACGAACTTGTCGGCTTCCCGGCTATTGAAGGTCGGCGCCTTCGGAACGCTGGTTGCTGGTTTCATGGCAATACCTCTCCGCTGGTGCTGGCCAGAGAATGAATAAGTGAATTACTGAAGGACTCTGCGGACGGGGCGGGCGACGCGCTCGTAGTCCTTGCCGTCGTAGCCCTGCCAGCCATCTTCGAAGTCCATGTAGTAGGCGCGGTAGGCGGAGTGCTGCGTGCTCGACCAGTAAGCGGCCTTGGCGAACAGGTCGGGCACGTTGATCTCGCCCAGCATCAGCTCGCGGCGCGCTGGCAGGTAGAAGTCGCCGTGGCCATCGGCGGTGTACTTCGCGGCGAAGGTGGCTGCGGGGTGATCCTGGCCGTCGGACAGCAGGGCCAGGGTGTTCGCGGCCCCGTCGTGAGCGCTGTTTGCACCCTTGGTCTCGTGGCCGTACCCGCCGAATGCGACCTTGGCTTCCGACTCGGGACCACTTGCCGCCACCAGCGGATAGGCCGGGTTGCCATCGCGCGCCGGCATCCAACCGATGAAGACGCCGCCTTCGCCATCCCAGTATTCGCCGATCTCCGGGGCGGGGAGGAGGAAGCCCGAGGCCGCGAAGCGGGCTGCCAACGGCTCGGCTTTGAGCAGTGGCTGCGCATGGCTGGCGCTGGCGCCCACGGTGACGAACAGGTTCTTGATGTTGATCGAGGCTTTCATGGTTTCTCCAGAGCGAGCAGGGGCCTGCCGCGATTGATGGCTTTCACAAAACTCGGTTGGTTACTGCTTGGCGGTTACTGCAAGGTCTCGCCGTGCAGGCAGTGCAACAGCGCTTCGATTTCAATTTAGAAAACTAAACAGAAGAGGTCAAGGGAAATTTAGTTAACTAAACAGAAGGGATGACCGAGGATTTCTTGAGAGCCTCATTGCAAAAGGGTTGAATGGAGATTTACTGTATATCTATACAGTAAAAGCAGGGAGAGCCAACATGGCCAAGAAGAGAGGGGCAGCAGATCAGGACCGCGCGGGAATGACCGGCGTAGACCGGCTGCGCCTGAGGGTGTCAGCGATGATCAACAGCCCGAAGGCCCAGGCGGACCGTCGAGCGACGATCTGGAAGCTGGACAGCGACACGGAACTGGCGTGGCGCCAGGTGCTCGAGGATTTGGCCGAGACGGAAGGCCTGGAGATGACGCGGAACGAGGACGGGACGGTGCTGCTGACGTGGCAGCCGTCAGAGGAGGAGGGTGCCCAGGACTGTGGGGAGGAGGCCTACAGCGAGGAAATGGTGGTGCAGAGCCTGCACGAGGAGGTGGCGCCGTTCTAATTGGTTCCAGAAAGGGGGGGGTATCGAAATGATGTGCCGCCCAGCGAATGGGCACCGGCGTGTCCTGGAAGCTGCGATAATCGCCGCCCCTCTCTGCGAGTCCAGCCAGATGCCCTCTACCAAAGACCTCGAACTTCAGATGCGCGAAGCCTTGGGGATTGCTCCGGTCAAAAAGAAGACGACAAAGGACGCCAGCAGGCCGGTTGGCGGCTACTTGGTGGTCTTGAGCGTGAGGGAAGCCAGCGGCCCGGCGTTCCGCTTCGAGCACCGCTCGCGGAGCATCAGCCGGACCGAGGCAATACTGGCGGCCGAGAAGCAGGCCAAGGAGCAGGGGCTGCGACCCTGGGCGCTGCTGGACGTCGAGCAGTTCTGACTCGTACCACCCTTGCAAACAATGCCAATTGCGCCCAAATTGACTATTGGAACGGCGCAAGCATAATGTCGCCGCCAAAAGCTTGTCATCAGCCATAGAGAGGAGGGACGCATGAGATACAGCACCGCGCTTGACGTCCTGAAGGCTCATTGGGACTTCAAGCTTCCAGTCGACCCCATCGCCATTGCCGAGAAGATGGGCATTGAGGTTCAGGCAGGTTCGCCGCTTGACCGCGAAAGCGGCCATTACAGCTATCGCGATGGTGATCCGCTGATTACCTACAATCCTGCTGATTCCGCAGTACGCCGTCGCTTCACGGTAGCTCATGAGATCGGGCACCATATAAATGGCGATGTTGACGCCCCGCGTGATACCGACAAGCAGATGAGCGCTAGCGTGCGCGACCCTAGAGAGGTTGCGGCAAACCGCTTTGCCGCATCGCTTCTGATGCCCGCCGCCTTGGTGAAGCACATGATTTTCGAAGAGAAGGTTGCCGATCTTAAAAAGCTGGCCGCTACCTTCGGTGTTTCGACCGCCGCAATGGAATATCGCCTGAGAAACCTCGGCATCCTATGAGCAACGACGACCAGGGATTGGCCGAAGGCGAAAGCTCCGTAGATCCAAAAATCCTTCAGAACTATCTGAGAAAGGAAATTTGGCGCTTCGAATGGGAGCAGAAGCTGGCCCGGCGAGCCATGCAGTTGGTTGGTTTTTTCTACCTTATGCTGGTTGGGTTCATCTTCCTCGGTAATGGTCGCTTCGTCTTTGGGAAGTGGTATGTCGTGCTCAGCTTTAAGTCCCATGCAGCCACTGACATTCCGATCATTTTGGCTTTGGCATCTATACCAACAGTCCTGCTCATAGCTTTGATGCGTTACTTCCACCATCGGGAGAAAGCATCAGAGGGGCAGGACTCGCCGCTGCCATTGAGCATGCAAACGGCAAAGGACCTTCTCGACATTATGAAGGACCAAAAGTAGTAGCCCGCAGCGGGGCTTTGCTATCTCTCTTCTTCGCGCGCAATCGGCTCCACCAGCGCCTCAGAAATGAACTCCGCATTCTCGATCAGCGTCTCCAAGTGGAGCTTCACGGCGTCTGAGGTCTCGGTGGAACCTCGTTGCTCAACCCAGATCGCTAGTTCTTCGACAGCCGAGCCGATGGCGTTGATGTTCAGGCTTAGGCGGTAGAGCGGGGCGGGGGAGAAGGGAGTCGGCCATGGGAACCTCCAGAGCAGGGAATTCAGCTTAGGCCGGAAACGAAAAGGCCGCACTCAATGGCGCGGCCTTGTCCTGGTAGCTGCTGTCTTCCCAACTCCAGGGCCGGGAAAATTTACCAAAACGAGTAGGGCGGTCAAGGGCCAGAAATGAAAAACCCCGCCGAAGCGGGGTTTTTCATGCATGAAGGTGTTTCGAGTTAGGCGCATTCGAAAGAATGGTGCCATAAACCCCAACCAGAGTAGGGGTTTGCTTGATCCGGTTCAGGGCGATGCCTATAGGCACCAGCAATGCCATGGTTACCCCGATGGCCATCAGGCACACAACCGAGGTGATCGGGCTACGAGTGATATAGGTCTTCATTAGGGCATCAAGGATGTCCGTATGCTCCTTCGGCTTAGGCTTCCAATCTTCGTCGCGGCTGCGAATTATCATCACAACCATGGCAAACGGCGTGAGGACTGCCATTACAGGCATGAAAATCCATCTGGTCATAGCCTTGTACAGGAGGACTACAACCTCTTTCTCATGCTCGGTATGGCTGTCGTCTTCGACGTAAGCAGCAACCAAATCGGCCGCTTTGGCTCGATGCTTGAGTGATGCCCTGCGGCATAGCGCCCAGTAAATGACGACTGCAAACGCTGCTACAGCACCCATCAAAATGTGGCTCATGCTTTCTTACCTCCAGAGGCCCTTGATCCCTGCCTCTTAAGCTCCTTCCTTACAGCTCGTTCGACTTTCTTGTCCGACTCCCGTTCACTCTGGCGGCACGCAAAGTAAATATAGGCCACATAGAACGGAAGGAGCACCAACAAAATTATTACAAAAGCGGCTAGGGGCGGGCTCTTGCTCCAAAGCAGCTCAAATAGCCGCCCCGCTGCATCAAGGAGCTCTGGCAATCTTTCCGTGGAGACATTGATGACATTGATTGTCGTCTCCTGCCCCGTGATGCCCTCGGCCATCCTAGCGTGCCCCCTCCGATGGGTATGCGGCCAAAGCGGCCAAAATCAAATCGAAATTTCTGATATTGCTCGTTGTCAACGCCCAGAGCCGAGACTGGAAGTCAGTGGCGCGAAATAATAGCGCCAAAGACGGTGGCGCCGATAGCCGTCTTGGATCAGCCGAAGAAACCGTTCGTCGAAGCGTAATGCCTTGCTATACCAGATGAGCATTCCACACCAGCAGCACCCTGGCATGGATGTAGGTCTCATCCATGCGGATGGCCCTGTCCTTGTGCTTCTTGTTGTCCGAGATCATCTCGAAGTGATCGGCATCCTGGACCTGCAGGCGCTTGATGTAGAGGTGGCCCTGCCAGGTGAACAGGTAGATCCCGTCGCCGGTGAACTGCTGGATGCTGATATCGACGATCAAGGGATCGCGGTGCTTGATGGTGGGCTCCATGGACTGCCCCCAGCCGTGCACTACCTTGAGGTGGTTTGGATCGTCGTAGGTGACGCCCAGCTCGCGTAGGTGCTGCTGGCTGACCTTCACGTCGCGGAGCATCTCGGCGTAGTCGGCCGGCACCTGGCCGCCGCCCATGGCGCCGCGGATGTCGTAGCGGGCGATGCGGATCTCGTCGCCGACCAGGCCGACGGGCCGGGAGAAGTCCCCGACGATCACATTCCCACCACCTTGCGGGGCAGGAGCCTCGGCGAGGCTCTCCGCGACAGCTTGGGCGATACGCTGTTGCGCAGCCTCGTTGAGGCTCTTCCCTGCATGCTTCTTCAGCATGTCCAGGACCATTGTCGCCGCCGCTGACTTGGCGGGCTTCGGGTCGTTCGCTGCCGGCTCGCTCGTTTGAGCAGGTGCCGTCGCATCGCCTGTCGCAAGCCACTCCGCAGAACACTCCAGCGCATTCGCTAGGGCGATAAGGCGCTTCCCGCTGGCCTGGTTTGTTCCGGTCGTCCAGTGAGTTACGGAGCCCTTGGAGACACCCACAAGCTGGGCCAGCTCTACCGAGCTGAGCTTCAGCGCCTTCATGCGGTCTCTGACGCGATCTGAAAAGTCCATGTTTAGAAGGCTAAACACTTTCATGTTTAGTTTCCTTGCCTGTCGTAGTTTATTTTTCTAAACTGCGCTCACGAGCCCGGAGACACCTCATGACCTTCGACCAAGCCCTGAAATTCTTCCGTACCGGTAGCGCCATAGCTCTGGCTTTGGGGGTATCCCGTGGTCGTGCCTCTCAGATGCGCGCTGCCGGCGGCTTTTCCTACGCCCAGCAGTGCGTGTTGGAGCTGGCTTCGGGTGGCCAGCTCAAGGCGGCCGAGTCCGATGTGCCGGGCCGCGCCGACTATGACGACACCAAAAAGCGCAGGCCGGGGAAGGCGGCAAGTAATTCCTCTGCCGAACGGCCCTACGAAGAGTGCCCGCTGTTGTTGAGTTGAGCCGGCAGGGCCAGGCGCTGGCCTTGAGGGTGGTGAACAGATAGCCGGCATAGATGACTCCCTCCGCTGGCCTCCGAACAGAAAGCCTCCTTGATGGGGCAAAGAGTAGAACCAGGAGCGCAACATGAATACGTCGAACTTCCGACACAGCCTGACCCGCGAGGGCGTTCTGATCGCCTTCGCTCGCGACATGATTGCTCGCACCGCCATCAGCCAGGACGGCTTCGGTGAGTCGCTGAACGCTACGATTTTCCAGATGGTTCCGGAGCGCGCCGCCGAGCGTGGCTATCCGGACTTGACCGCCCTGACGGTTACCGCCGACGTGACTGCCTACGGCCGCGCTTACAAGGCTTGGAGCAAGCGAGTCGAGCGCTGGCTGGATGGGGAGGTCGATCTGCCGTCCTGGGTAGAGGAGGCCTGGGTGCAGGCTCTTGATCCAGAGCGCCGCGAGCGCTGCATTGCCGAGCTGGCTGCTCGCTATGGCCTAGTTGCTGCCCGTGAGGCTGGCGCCGACGGCTGCCCGGTAAGCGCATTCGGCCAGTTGATGTCGCGTCTCGGCGATGCGGTGACCGCGTGCGGCGAAGTCCTGGCTGACGGAAAGATCGATGCCCAGGACCGCCCGCTGCTGCCCGGCGCTATCGAAACGCTTCGCTTCGTCGAGTCCCGTGCTTTCGAGATCCGTCGCGGCATGGAGAACGAATTGGCCGAAGGCAACGGGGGCCAGCTTCGTGTCGTCTGCTGAGCAGGTTCTCGCCTTGATGCTGATGCCCGGACTTTCGCATGCGAAACCAAGCGGCCCGAAATTTTTTCCCAGGGCGATTCGATTCACCCCCGATTTTGGGGCTGTGGGGAGGCATTAAGTAAGTAGAGGCGAATTGCTTGGGATTCGTCGGAGGTGGTGCAGGGTGTCTGGACCACGACTATTCATCGGCCTTGGAGGCCTAACACTTTGAACACTCGCGACATCCGGGCAATCGCCCATCAACCCCAGCCGCCCTAATCCAGGGCTGCATTTCTCCAAATGCCGGGCACAAAAAAGCCCGGCGGCAACCGGGCTTTCTTTCCTGACCTACTCGTTGGCGCGAGTGGCAGGAACCTCTTTGTCTCAAGGAGACATCAACATGCAAGTCGAAAATACCAAAGCGCCGGCTGCGGCGCAACTGCTGGCAACCACTGAGCAGGCCTTCGCTAACAGGGGGCATGGCGAGCTGCTTTCCGTCAGGGCCGGCGTTCCTGCTGATGAGGCTCTGGGCCTGGCGCGTAATCTGGCGCACGGCCTGCGGTACCTCTGCGAGCACCTGGGCGACGTCGTCAACTACGGCGGCGAGCTCACCTACTTGGACGAGATGCGCGCCCTGAGCTTCCTCGGGGAGACCGTTGGCGCGCTGATCTTCTCGGTAGAGCGCAGCGTGAAAGCGCAAGGCGGTGACGCATGACCGCCGTCACCCGCGCCGCCTTGGAGACCAAGGTCACCAGTTCGGCCATTCATCAATTCGAGGCCCTGATCTCCTGCCAGTCTCCGTTCGCTCCCGTGGCCGGCCTGACGGTGGAGAACTGCCTGGATGGCGGCAGCAACCTGCTCGCCGGTTGCCTCCATCTGACCCGCCTGATCGTTGACGGCGATCCAGAGGATGCCGAGCGGTCGGCCTATTGCCTGTCCTTCCTGCTGGAAGGCGCGAAAGCGCTGCTCGACTCGGCGAGCGCCCAACTGAACAAGGGGGCCAAGCCATGAGCCGAACCACTATCGGAATCACTTTCCGCGAGCATCCCCCTGTCGATCTCTCCAGGCGCTCCGAAGGGAATACCGCTGTGCTCGCGACCGTGGAGGGTGTCGACGCTGACCAGGCGCTGGACAGTGCTGCTGACCTGCTCGACGCGGTGCGCGGCGGCCTGCTGGACATCTTGGATGAACCTTCGGTCTCCCGTCGGGTAGTTCTGCTGCTCTATGCCAACGAGGAGGCCCTGGCGCTGGTGCGCGCGGCGCTGGAAGGCGGGGAGGTGGCCAATGGTTAGGCGCACCGAAGTGCAACTGCTGGCGGACGACCTGCAGGCCTATATCGACACCATCCAGAACCTGGCCAAGGCCTTCCGCGAGGACCTGGCGTTCGAAGGCAGCGACCCCGGCCCGCGCCTGGGGGATCGGGAGAAGGACGCCATCCTGCTCGCCATCGTCTGCACCACCAAGGTGGCCGCCGAGGACCTCATTAGCCTGCTGGACAAGCTGGAGGTGCCGGCATGAACAAGAAGCCCGAGATTCAACTGATCGCCGAGGAAGCCGCGTTCAAGGTCAGCTGCGCGATGGACTGCATCGACATGCTGCGGTCGACCTTGCTTGTCCTGCGCGAGCGCTTGGACAAGGAGCCCTCGATGTCCCACTTCGCCGGCCTTTATGGAATGGCCATCTACAACGCAGACGACTGGCACAACCAGTTCGATTGCGACCGCGAGCAGTTCGAGATCCGCCTGAAGGCGATTGAGGAGGCCTCGAAGTGAACGACCTGACCACCATCGGCGGCCAGGCCGCCACCATGACCAGCCTGGAACTGGTCGACTTCATCAATGCCCACCGCCAGCAGCAGGCTGAGCAGGCCGGGCAGCCGTTTCCCTCGAAGGGGTTCGCCAAGCTGGAGCACAAGCACTTCCTCGACAAAGTGCCTGAAGTGCTTGGTGAAAGATCAGCCGAATTTTCGGCCGATCTCCCCGACAGCTACGGCCGGCCGCGCCGCGGCTACCGCTTCCCGAAACGCGAGGCCTGCCTGATGGCCATGTCCTACAGCTACGAGCTGCAGGCCGCTGTCTTCGATCACATGACCGACCTGGAGGAGCAGGCCGCGCGGCCCATGACCCAGGCCGAGCAGATGCTGGCCCATGCGCAGATCCAGGTGCAGCTCGAGCGCCGGCAGCAACAAATCGAGCAGCAGCAAGCCCAGCACCAAGTTGCCATTGAGCGGATCGAGCAGCACGTGGAGGACCTGGCCGAGTCGCGTGTCTGGGACCACTGCCCGCAGAACTGCATGCCCATCACCCGCATTCGCGAGGTGATCCACGAGCGCTACGGCCTGTCAGCCACTGTGGTGAACACGGTGGTGCGCCAGATGCCGATCAGCCCGAAGCCCTGGGGGATGGTCCGCAACGGCCATGAGGAAGCCCAGGGCAGCCAGTACGCCGTGTGGGCTTCCAGCGACATCACCGCGGTGTTCCGTCGCTTCGTTTCCGAGTGCCAGATGGTCAGCGAGACCCAGGCCACCCATCCGTATTTCGAGGGCCGGTTCCGCCTGGTCCAGAAGGTGAAGCAATGAGCAAGGTATTCGACGAGCAGCAGCACATGAAACTGATCGCCGAGGCGGCGGTGGCCTACCAGAAAGCCGAGACGCGCCGGAACGCCCTGCGGCGCGAGCTCAACACGATGTACTCGACCTATTTCAACGCCTATGGCCGGCCCTATCCGGACGATCGGCGGCGCATCAACCCCGACGACGAGGCCTTCGAGGGCGTCCTGCGCTTCACCGACGCTGCGTACCGGCGCTGGGTGGAGCAGCGCGACCTGACCGCCCGCCTCAAGCGCAAGCTGCGGACGCTCGTCGAGCGCCTGGAGCGTGCCCGATGAGCACCCGCAGCCCCGCGCGGGGCACCCCGGGCTCGCCCGGCTCCTTCGTCCCCGGGCTCCCGGTGATTGCCGGTCCCTGGCCCTCCTACAACCAATTCCGCGATCTGCCGGAGCGCGAACGGTGGGTGCTGTACGGCTCTGCCAAGGCCTACCGCGAAGCGCTGGAACAGCAGGGGTTCGTCATGGCTGAGGCCTACGACGACTTCATCCGCCGGATCACCGAGGAGCTGAACATCTGATGGCTCGTGCTCGCAACATCAAGCCAGGCCTGTTTGAGAACGAAGACCTGATGGAGCTCGGTCCGTTCGACCGGCTGCTGTTTATTGGGCTGTGGACCTTGGCCGACCGGGAAGGTCGGCTTGAGGACCGCCCGAAGAAGATCAAGGTGAAGCTGTTCCCTGGCGACGACTACGACGTGGACCAGGGTCTCAATGCGCTCGCGGAGAAAGGTTTCGTCACGCGCTACCAGGTGGAGGGGTACGCCGTTGTCGAGGTCGTGAGCTTCCTCAAGCACCAGAAGCCCCACGGCACTGAGCGGGACAGCGTCCTCCCTGATGCCAACGGTTTCATTACCGTGAACGAACGTGGAAAGGGCGGCTGTGTGACTGGCGTAAAACGCCTTGTCCACGTTAACGCCAGTGCTTCCACCGGGGGCAATAACAGTGAACCTAACGTTATTGAGGCCGCTTCCATCGAGGGAAATAACGTTAATCCAACGTTAGACAACGGTTCGATAACGGTGGATTCACCGTTCGATAACGCCCTGATTCTCCGATTCACTGATTCACCGAATCAAGAGCAAGAGCTGGCGCCGCAGGAGCAGCGCCCAGCACCGGAGCCCGAGCCGCCCCCTCCTGTCGGCAGGTCCAGGCGGGGCACACGCCTCCCGGCTGACTGGACCTTGCCGGATGACTGGTTGGCCTGGGCGCTCAACGAGCGCAGGGAGTTCAGCGAGGCGGCCATGCGCAAGGTCGGGGAGAGCTTCGGCGACCACTGGCGAGCTGCTACCGGGAAGAACGCGACCAAGCTCGACTGGCTGGCGACCTGGCGCAACTGGGTGCGAAACCAGCGGGCCCCGTTCGGCACCCAGCGAGCAGGGCCAGGGCACCCATCACCCCACTTGAACCTGAACCAGACCGACCACGAAGAGGGCCTGGAGCGCCAGGCCGACGGCACCTACCGGATTGCGAGACCAAGACCATGACCAACGATCAATCGAAAACCCGACACGTCAACTGCCCCACCCACGGCGGTTTCGAGAGCAAGCTGCAGGAACAGTTCGATGGCGGCTGGCGCTGGAGCGGCTGCCTACGCTGCGAGTTCGATGCCTGCAACTCGGATGATCCGGAGATCCGCGCCAAGGCCCTGGACCAGCGCGATGACCGAGAGGTCAACACCGTGCTGATGGACAGCCGCATTCCGCCGCGCTTCCGCCCCGCCACGTTCGCCAACTACCGCACCGACTTCGCTCCTACGGAGCAGCCGGGCGTTCTGGCTCGTTGCCAGGCCTACGCCAACGACTTCCAGTCCAACTGGAAGCTTGGTCGCTCGCTGTTGCTGCTGGGCACCATGGGGACCGGGAAGACGCATCTGGCCTGCGCGATCATCCAGCAGGTGCTGCGGACCGAGGGGCGGCAGGGGGCGACGGCGAGGTACACCACCGCTTCCGAGATCATCATGACCGTGAAGGAAACCTTCGGCCGTCAGGACAAGACCGAGGCGGATGTGTATGCGGACCTGCACTCCATGGACCTGCTGGTCATCGACGAGGTCGGTGCGCAGCATGGTTCGGACTTCGAATGCCAGGTGCTGTTCCAGGTCATCAACGGTCGGTACGAGCGGCTGCTGCCCACCATCCTGATCAGCAACTTGAACTTGGCCGACATCCGTCGGTTCATCGGTGATCGCGTGATCGATCGCATGTGTGATGCGGGGGGCGAGGCCGTGCTCTTCCGCTGGCCTTCCGTGCGAGGTGACGTATGAGCGCATACGCCTATCTGGACGAGATGTCGGCGCTGGACGAAGTGCCGGCGTCGAAGCTGTACAGCCACGAGTCCGAGTACTCGCTGATCGGCTCGATGATCCAGCAGCCCGAGCTGATCGATGACCTTGGCGCCCGGCTCGATGTGGCGGACTTCCACCACCCCGCCTGCGCAGAGCTGTTCGACCTGCTGGTGGCCATGCGCACCAAGGCGATGCCCATCGACGTCGTGACGCTGTACGAGACTCGCTCGCACCTTGCCGACGGACAGAGCGTACTGGAGGCGGCCGGCACGCTGGTGAAGAACACCCCCAGCTCGGCCAATGCCGGCGAGTATGCGCGGATCGTCAAGCAGCGCTCGGTGGCCCGTCGGGTGATCGCCGCGGCGCAGATCATGAGCCAGCGCCTGCAGGATGGCGAACCGCTGGACGAGGTACTGAGCCAGGGCCAGCAGGCATGGCTTGCCCTGGAGGCCGAGGGGCTGGACGCCCGGAAGCGCTATCGCTTCGTCGGCGAGGTGCTGCCCGAGGCCATCGACGGCATCGACAGGCGCTTCAACCGGGAGGTCAAGCTGGGGTACGACACCGGCCTGCCTTCGCTGGACGCTTTCATCCCGGGCATCTGCCCCGGCCACATGGTGGTGGTGGCCGGCGAGCCGGGCAGCGGCAAGACCACGCTCGGCCTCGGGTTCGCTGAGCGGGTGGCGCTGACCTGCAACGAGCCGGCGCTGGTGTTCAGTCTGGAGATGACCGACGTCGAGCTGACCAACCGTGTGCTGTCGTCGGTGGGCAGTGTCCCGCTCAAGCACATTGCCGAAGGCCACTCGATGGCCGATGCGGACTGGCCGGGCCTGACCGGTGCGGTGAACAAGCTCAACGATGCCCCGCTGATCTTCTGCGATGACGCCTCGCTGACCATGCGGGATATCCGCCAGATCTGCCGCACGGTGAAGCGCGAGCACGGCCTGGGCATGGTCGCCGTCGACTACATCGGCCTGATCAAGGGCGAGCAGCGAAACGCGAGCCGCTACGACGTGGTGACCGAGATCAGCAAGGGCCTGAAGCGCCTGGCCAAGGAACTCGGCGTGCCCGTGGTGGTGCTGGCCCAGCTCAACCGTGGGCCGAAGACGCGGGGCAACAAGCGCCCGACCAAGAGCGATTTGCGCGACTCCGGGCAGATCGAGGCCGACGCCGACGTGGTGGTGCTGGTGCACCGCGACAACGACAGCCCCGCGGGCCAGGCCGGCGTCACCGAGCTGATCGTGGACAAGAACCGTCATGGCCAGGTGGGCGTTGCACATGTCCAGCACCAGGGCCAGTTCCACCGCTTCGCTGAGCTTGTCGGCGGCTACCAGCCGAGCGATGAGGAGGTCGAGATGAACCGCCCGTACAAGGGTCGCCAGTACGGCAAGGGGAAAGCCGCATGACCAACGTAACGGCCCTCGCGCCGCGGAAAAGCATGACCCAGCCCGAGCGCAAGCTGCTCCAGGTGCTGGCCCAGGAACTGCCATCCATGGCCGCCGGGCCCACGGTGATGGCGTGCCTGCTCCAGCTGGTGGCCAGTTGGATGGGCAGCCCGTCGCCCCTCTGCTTCGAGGACTTCGCCAAGGCATGGGTGCTGCAGGGCAACGTCAAAGGCGCCGCGGCCGAGCAACTGCTGCGCGATGTCCTGGGGATCACCCCGCCGCCGAAGGGGGCCGCATGACAGGAATCTATCGAGACGTGCTGCCGGCGATCGTCCGCGTCCTGGCCGCCGATGCCATCGACAACACGGCGAAGCAGAGCTGGCAGAAGCTGATCGATCGCAAGGTCGACGGCGGCTACCGCGCCTTGCTGTCGGCCCGGGACCAGTTCGAGTTCGACTGCATGCTGCACGCCTTGCTGCACCGCGAGCTGCTGCCGGTGGAGTGGGATGTGCTGTACGCCCGGTATTCGACGCACAACGGCCGGCGATTGCAGGCGGTGAGCCGGATGCCAGCCAGGATCTCCAGCCCGGCGCCGCGTATCTTCCTGACCTACGCGGTATCGAGCTGGTGCATCCCGAAGCTGAAGGGGAAGGACGGCAAGCGCTCGACCGATGTCCTGGTGCTCTCTGACAAGTGGTACGACATCAACGAGTGGGACACCGAGGCGCGGCCTGACTCGACCAGGAGTCGATGGCGGCGAGATATCTGGAAGGCGCTGGATGCGTTGGAGGAGCAGGCCATGGTGCACGTGACCGAGATCCTGGAGCGCGAAAGGTTGCTGGAGGTGGGTTGACTTGTGTGAGCGTTTGAGCGAAATTGCCCACATCTGCTGATCCGTGCGCGTCGCACAGACCGGCAACGAAACCCGGCCCTTGCGCCGGGTTTTTTATTGCCCAGAGATTTGGAACCGTGGTCGGCACGGCCCGCAAGGGGGAGCCGAACACCGTCTGCCGGCGGTGCGGTGATACGGGAAAACACCGGCAGAACAGGCGTATCGCCATCCTCGATACTCCCGGTGCGGCCTGTTCGGGCAGCGTGGAAAGACACGCACTCAATGCAGGTGAATGCGCAGGCTGATGCGCGATGTGGCCACTGGAAATCCGGGTACCGCTTGAATGCGCCCTTCGGGGAAGTGCGGCGAGGCACCGTCAGTAACTGTGGGTAGCCCCTTGAACACGGGTAAGCCGGAGATCAGCGCCGGCCCCTGCACCCATACCAAGGCCCAGCCATAGCGCTGGGCTTTTTCGTTTCCGCCCCGCAGAGGGGATATCGAGATGATGAAGATGTCCGACAAGCCCGAGCTCCTGGCCATTGCGCTCGCGTGGCTGAGCCAGCACGCGCCCGTGCTGTACGCAGGCGGTCTGTCCTTCCTGGTCGCACTTACCCGCGTGATCTATGGCGGCGGCACTCGTCGGCAGGCGTTCCTTGAGGCTGCGCTCTGCACGCTGATCACCCTGGGCCTGATCCCCGTCATGGAGTGGCTCGGCCTGCCCCAGAACATGGCTACGGCGGCCGGCGTGTTCACAGGCTTCCTCGGTGTGAAGAAGATCGCCGAGCTTGCCGATCGCTTTGCCGACTGGAAGCTGCCGAAGCGCGAGGGCTGACCATGCGCGGAAGCATCAGTGCCCAGGACCTGGACGACGCAGTCGCCTCCCTGGCTGGCCTTGGCGGCGATCTGCCCAACCGTGTGCTGGCCGACGCCCTGAACCACACCGCCAACCAGGCGAACCAGGCACTGCGGTCGGAGATTGACGATGTGTTCGATCAGCCGACGCCCTTCACTCGCAACGCCATCCGCATCCTGAGCGCTACGCCGAACCGCCTGGAGGCTGCGCTGTGGGTGAAGGACGAGAAGGACCATGCATCGAAGGGGCAGGCGCCGGAAGACTGGGTGGCGCCCCAGGTATTCGGCGGTCCCCGGGTGGACAAGGCTTCGGAGCGCAACCTGCGAGCCAAGGGCATCTTGCCCAAGGGGATGTTCATCGTGCCCGCCGCAGGTGCTCGCCTGGACCAGTACGGCAACATGAGCCGCGGCCAGATGATCCAGATCCTGTCTGGCCTGGGCGCCCTGGAGTACCGAGAGGGTTCCAAGCACAACGCCACCGACAGCGCCAGGTCTCTGGCCAAGGGGCACCAGCAGGCCTACTTCGTGATGAAGCGGGGCAGGGTGCCAATCGGCATCGGTGAGCGGCGCGACAAGACGCTGGTGATGGTGCTGGCCTTCGTGCGCTCGCCCCAGTACCGCGAGCGCTTCAAGTTCTTCGAGGTGGTGCGACGCATCGCCGAGGACGACGCCAGGCTGGAGGCGAACATCGAGGAGGCCATTGCCAAGGCTGCGCAGGGACGGACGCCGACTGAATGGAGGCGCCGACCTCGGTCGGGCCCGCGGGCCTAAACCGGGGCTTGTGACCTTCCGCGCCGTGCCTGGAGTGGCTGCACGGTTTTGGTGCGTGATTCTTATTGTCCAGCACAAAACCTAAAACCAGCTGGAACCCTCAAGGCGAAAAAATCCCTGGTTGGGGCACCCCCTGTCTAGGTTCTCCCCGGGGGTGGGGCCGTCGAGGGTAATTCGAACCCCGACCGCGGACTACATACCAGCTTTTTCAGGAGGGACCGTTTCCGGTTCCGGTTTGGTGATTCATGGCCACGCAGATCGAGATAGCGAAGCACCTCGACCTGAGCGACCGGCAGGTTCGAAATCTGCTTGCAGACGGCGTCCTGCCTGGTTCGAAGGGGAAGGGCGGCTTCGACATTGACGCCTGCCGCCTGGCGTACATCCGCTATCTGCGGGGGCTGGGTAGCAACCAGGTCAAACCGGAAACGGACCCTGAATACCCCGAGGGTATTGACCCGCTTGCCGAGCACAAGCTGACGCAGGAGCGCTTGCGGCTGACTGCGGCTCAGGCCGAGGGGCAGGAGCTGAAGAACGACATCAGCCGCCGGCGCGCAGTGCCGACGGACTTCGCCATGTTTGCTTTCTCCAAGCTGGCAGCCGAAATCGCTTCGATCCTCGACACCCTGCCCCTGACCTTGAAACGGCGCCACCCGGACCTTGAGGTTCGCCACATCGAATCGGTGCAACGCGAGCTGTCGAAGGCTCGCAACCGGGCCGCGCAGCTCGACGAGCGCCTGCCTGGATTACTGGATGAATATCTCGCAACCACAGCTGACTGAGCTCGCCTCGGCCATCCGGGCCGGTCTGAAGCCGCTGGAGCGGCCGGCGCCGCAGACGCCGGTGGAGTGGGCGGACGATAACTTCTACCTGTCCAGCGAGTCGTCCTACCAGGAAGGTGCCTGGGAGACGCTGCCCTTCCAGGTAGCGATCCTGAACGCCATGGGCAACGACGAGATCCGTACCGTCAACGTGATCAAGTCAGCCCGGGTTGGCTATTCCAAGATGCTGCTGGCTGCTGCCGCCTACCAGGTCGAGCACAAGCGGCGGAACATCCTGTTCCTGGTTCCCACCGACGGCAGCGCCGCCGGCTTCATGAAGTCGCAGATCGAAACCATGATCCGCGACGTTCCGGTCGTTCGCGAGCTCGCGCCGTGGTACGGCTCCAAGCACCGCGACAACACGCTGGACACCAAGCGCTTCACTCACGGCAAGCAGCTGTGGTGCCGCGGCGGGGCGGCGGCGAAGAACTACCGGGAGCTCTCGGCCGACACGGTCATCTACGACGAGCTGGCGGCCTTCGAGCCTGACGTGGAGAAAGAGGGCTCGCCGACATTCCTTGGCGACAAGCGCATCGAGGGCTCGACGTTCCCGAAATCGATCCGGGGCAGCACGCCGAAGATCAAAGGAACCTGCCAGATCGAGGCGGCGGCCGGCGAGTCGCCGCACCTGTTTCGCCTGCACGTGCCTTGCCCGCACTGCCAGGTGGAGCAGCCACTGCTATGGGGCGGGAAGGATTGCGAGTTCGGCATCAAGTGGGCGCCTGAGCGTCCGCAGGATGCCTGGTACAAGTGCGCGGCCAGTGGCTGCGACGTGCAGCAGCACGAGATGCAGGCCCAGCAGCCGAGGGGGCGCTGGGTGTGTGAGCGAACCGGCATCTGGACTCGCGATGCTCTGGACTTCTACGACGCCGACGGCGCCGCCATGCCAACGCCGGAGTCGGTCACCTTCCACGTCTGGACGGCCTACAGCCCGTTCACGACCTGGGGGCGGATCGTCCTGGACTTTCTCAAGGCCAAGGACGACCGCAACAAGCTAAAGACCTTCGTCAACACCACCCTGGGCGAGACGTTCGACGAGAGCGAAGGCGAGAAGGTCGACTGGGAGGTGCTGTACGGCCGCCGCGAGGTATGGACCGGTCAGGTGCCGGCCCTGGCGGTGCTGCTGACCGGCTTCATCGACACCCAGGACGACCGCTACGAGGGCCGCGTATGGGCATGGGGGCCGGGCGAGGAGGCCTGGCTGGTGCACCGATTCATCCTCATGGGCGACCCGGCCAGCGAGGAACTCCGGCGCAAGGTTGGCCTGGAACTGCAGCGGCAGTTCACCCGAGCGGATGGCCTGGTGATGAAGGTCGACCGCTGGGGCTGGGACTCCGGTGGCCACTACACCGACGAGGTGTACGCAGAGAGCCGCAAGCATGGCGTGCTCTGGGTGGTCCCCACCAAGGGGGCAAGCCAGTACGGCAAGCCGATCGCCAACATGCCGCGCACGCGCAGCAAGGTCAGCAAGGTCTACCTGACCGAGATCGGGACCGACAACGCCAAGGAGCTGGTCTACGGCCGCTACCGGATGCCCGTCGACACGGTGAAGTCGCAGGCCGGCATCTCGCAGCCAGGCGTCATCCACCTGCCAGCGAACGACGACATCTGCGACGAGAACGAGACGAAGCAGCTCGTCGCCGAGGAGAAGCTGCGCAAGCTGGTCAACGGCGTATGGGTGCATCGCTGGGATGCCAGGGGGCGGCGGAACGAGGGGCTGGACTGCCTGGTGGGGGCCCTGGCCGCGCTGCGCATTAGCCAACAGCGCTTCGGCGCTGACCTGGATCTGCTGGCGCAACAGCCGGCGCCAGGCGGCGACGAGGCTGTTACCGAAGACGAGCGCCCGCGGGCGAAATCCAACTACTGGAAGCGGAACTGATGGCCTACACCCTGGAACAGTATGAGGCGCTGAAGGCGGCCATCGCCGAAGGCGCCTTGTCGGTGCGCTTCGCCGACCGCAGCGTCACCTATCGGTCGGTCGACGAAATGATCCGGATCCTGCGGCACATGGAATCCGACCTGGGCCTGAACGCCAATAGCAACGGCACTCGCCGCTTCGCCTCCTTCTCGAAAGGCTTCTGACATGGGCTTCCTTGACACCTGGCTTCCCGGCCGCGCCGCGAAGCGCGCCGAGGCTCGCCTACGACAAAAGCAGGCGGAGCTCCGGCTGCAGCTCATGGAGCGCCGTTTCGAGGGGGCCGCCGGCGGCCGCCGGAACGATGGCTGGCGCTCGGCCGGCACCGATGCCAACACCGAGAACGCCCCGGCCCTGGCCGTGTTGCGCAACCGCGCCAGGGACCTGCGCCGCAACAACCCCTATGTCGAGCGGGCCATCACCGGCATCGCTGACAACGTGGTGGGTGCCGGCATCGTGCCGCGACCAATCGGCGGCAGTGAGCGTGCCGGGAAGAAACTGGCCGCGCTCTGGCGCGTCTGGGCCGACTCCGTCCAGTGCGATGCCGACGGGCTGGAGAACTTCTCCGGGCTGCAGCACAAGATCATGGAGACGGTGGTCGAGTCTGGCGAATGCCTGGTGCGCCGACGGCGCCGTAAGAGCACAGACGGCCTGGCCGTTCCGCTTCAGCTGCAGGTCCTGGAACCGGACTTCCTCGACGAGGAGAAGGACGGGCAGAACGGCGGCAACCTGATCATCCAGGGTGTCGAGTTCGATTCCATCGGCCGGCGCGTCGCTTACTGGCTGTTCGACGAGCACCCCGGCTCCAGCGGAACCTGGCGCAGCATGCAGTCGCGGCGCATCCCGGCGGAGGACGTGGCACACATCTTCCTGCCGAAGCGCCCGGGGCAGGCGCGCGGCTACACCTGGTTGGCGCCGGTGATGCAGCGCGTGCGCAGCTTCGACGAGATGGAAGACGCGGTGATGGAGCAGGCGAAGATCGCTGCCTGCTACGCCGCCTTCGTCACCAAGGACGATGCGGCGGGCGGCGGGGCGAAGAAGCCTCCGCTGATCGAGCGAATCGAACCGGGGATCATCCAGGAGCTTGGCCCTGGCGAGGATGTGAGCTTCGCCTCGCCGCCGGCATTCAATGGCTACTCCACCTATTCGTGGCAGGCCCTGCATGCCATCTCGGTGGGCCTGGGCATCCCCTACGAACTGCTCTCCCATGACCTGAAGGGGGTGAACTTCTCCAGTGGGCGCATGGGCTGGCTGCACTTCGCCCGGCGGGTGGACGTATGGCAGTGGCGGATGCTGATTCCGCAGCTGTGCGAAAGCGCCTGGCGCTGGTTCATGGAGGCGCAGTTGCTGGTGCCGGCCGGCGTGGCTGGCGATGCCTCCGCCGAATGGATTCCGCCGCGTCGGGAGATGGTCGACCCCTCCACCGAGACCTCGAACCTCAAGGACCGTGTGCGCAACGGCTTCACGCCCTGGACGGATGCCTTGCGCGAGTTGGGCGTGACCGATCCGGAAGCCCACGCCGAGCAGATCCAGAAGGCCAACGACCTGCTGGACAAGCTGGGCCTGGTGCTCGACTGCGATCCCCGGCGGATGTCTGGTGCCGGCAATGCGGCGCCAACCGACAACCCCACTGAAGAGAAACCGACAGATGACGGCGAAAGCACAGACGCATGACACGCCGATGCTCCAGTTGCGGGCGGCCATCCGCCCCGACTCGGTGAACATCGAAGATCGCACCGTCGAGATCACCTGGACCACGGGCGCCAAGGGGCGCCGCTGGTCCTGGGACATCGGCAGTTACATGGAGGAGCTGGAGGTCAGCGAATCGGCGGTACGCCTGGAGCGGCTGAACAACGGCGCCCCCTTCCTCAATACCCACAGCACCTGGGAGCTGGGCGACGTCATTGGCGTCGTCGAGCGCGCCTGGCTCGAGGGAGGGGAGGGCCGGGCCCTGGTCCGCTTCAGCCAGCGCGAGGATGTGGAGCCGATCTTCCGCGATGTGCGTGACGGCATCCTGCGCAACATCAGCGTCGGCTACTCGGTGCATCGCTACGAGATGACCGAGGAGCCGGACGACAAGCTGCCCACCTATCGCGCGGTGGACTGGGAGCCCATGGAGCTCTCGCTGGTGCCGATCGGCTTCGACGATGGCGCCAAGACGCGCAGCACCAAGACGGAAGCCGACTACCAGGGCCCGCGCTTCAGCACCGTTTTCGAAACCCGGGAGGCCGCCGCGCCGACCGAGCAACCGGCCGTCTCGGCCAAGACCCAAGAGGAACCCAAGATGACCGAAGAAGAAATCCGAGCGGCCGAGGAAACCGCCCGTCGCGAGGCCGCCGAGGCCGAGCGCAAGCGCGGCCAGGCCATCCGCCTGATGGCCCGCAAGGCGGGCCTGGACGAGGCCTTCGCTGATGACCTGGTGGAGCGCGGCGTCACTGCCGAGCAGGCCAGCGTCGCCATGATCGACAAGCTGGCCGAGCGTCAGCAGACGGAGCAGCCGGAAAGCCGCAGTGCGCAGCCGACCCCGTCGGGCACCATCGACCTGTCGGTGGTCCGTGCCAAGCGCTCCGCCATGGAGAACGCCCTGCAGCACCGCTGCAGCCCGACCACCAAGCTGGAAGACGCTGCCCGCGAGTTCCGCGGCATGCGCCTGCTGGACCTGGCCCGCGAATGCATCAGCCTGGCCGGTGGCAACTCGCGCGGCCTGACGCCGCGCGAGATCGCCACCGCCGCCCTGGGCTGCAGCGCCGAGTCGGTGCGCGCCGCCGGCATGCACACCACCAGCGACTTCCCCCTGCTGCTGGGCAGCACCGTGAACCGCACCCTGCGCGCTGCCTACGAGCTCGCGCCGCAGACCTGGCGCCCGCTGGGCCGTCAGACCAGTCTGCCGGACTTCCGTGAGGCCACTCGCGTGGCCCTGGGCGACATCGCGGCGCTGGAGAAGGTCAACGAGTCCGGCGAGTACAAGTACGGCACCCTCGACGAGGAGGGCGCGCCGATCAAGGTGGCGAAGTTCGGCAAGATCATCGCCATCACCTGGGAGGCCATCGTCAACGATGATCTGTCGGCGCTGACCCGCATCCCGCAGGCCCTCGGCGCGGCCGCCGGCCAGACCGAGTCCAACGTGGTGTGGGACCTGCTGCTGGGTAACCCCACCTTCGTGGACGGCGAGGAAATCTACTCCACCGCGCACGGCAACGTCGCCGCCAGCGGCGGGGCGATCAGCACCGCCTCCCTCGCCGCGGCCCGCGCCGCGATGCGCAAGCAGAAGTCCAAGGCCGGTCACTTCCTCAACCTGGGGCCGGAGTTCCTGGTGGTGGGCCCGGACAAGGAACTGGAGGCCTTCCAGTTCACCAGTTCCAACTATGTGCCGGCCAAGAACGCCGACATCAACGACAGCCGCAACACCACGCTGACCGTGATCGTCGACGCGCGCATCGAAGGCAACCAGTGGTTCCTCTACGCCGCCCCGGGCGTCGTGGACACCTTCGAGTACGCCTACCTCGAGGGCGAGCAGGGCGTGTTCACCGAAACCCGCCAGGGCTTCGAGGTGGACGGCATGGAGATCAAGGCCCGCCTGGTGTTCGGCGCCGCCTGGATCGACTACCGCGGCACCTACATGAACGCGGGCAACTGATCGAGCCTCACTTCACCAGGGCGCCGGAAGGCGCCCTTCGTGTTTCTGCACCTTCGAGAGAGAGACCACATGAAGACCTTCATCCAGAACGGCGACATCACCACCGTCCCGGCGCCGGCCGGCGGCACCGTCTCCGGCAAGCTCTACAAGGTCGGCGCCTTCATCGGCGTGGCCGCCACCACCGAAGCCGCTGGCGATCCGGTGGAGCTGAAGCTGACCGGTGTCTTCGAGCTGACCAAGACCAGCGCGCAGGCCTGGGCGGTCGGCGACCTGGTGTACATGAACACCACCAGCGGCAGCCTGAGCAACGCCTCGGCCACCGGCCTGGTGCTGGTGGGCGTGGCCACCGAGGCCGCGGCCAACCCGTCGGCGTTCGGTCGCGTGCGCCTCAACGGCGTCTCCGCGCCGGCGGCGGCGACCTAAACCATGGGCTGGGCGAGCATGCGTGATCGCCTGGATCGCCTATCCATCCGGGCTTTCAACGACGGTCCCATGGACTTTCTGGACCGTCAGGGCGCCGTCATAGCTTCCGGCCTGGCCGTCATAGTCAGCGACGGCGTGGAGCGACTCGGCGAGATCGGAGCCATCGATCGATACCGGACAATTGCCGTCCAGAAGCATCAGCTTGCGCCCCTGGATCGTCAGGGGCGGTTCCGCGACGCCAACGGCAAGGAATGGCACATCGACGACATCCATGCGGATGACGGCCATCTCATCACCTTCTACGTGGTGCCCTGATGAGCGACGTACCCAACGTGCAGGCCGACATCATCGGCCAGCTGCAGACGCTGCTCGCCGGCGTTCCCGGCTTCGGCGCTGAGATCCGCGAGGACAACGTGCTGGACCTGATCGACGCCGAGGACGAGGAACTGCCCGACCAGCTGATCGTCCTGCAGGAGGGCGACACCTCGGAGCTGGACCGGTCCGGGGCGACGGTGCGCGAGGAGCTGACCATCAACATCGTGGCGATGACCCGGCTTCGTGACCATGCCCAGCCGCTGCGCACCGCCAGGCTGGACATCAAGCGGGCGCTGAAGGGCATCAAGGCCGGGTTCACCGTCGACGGCCTGATCAAGGTGGCGTTCCCCACCTCCGCGCCGCGGTACCCCGACAGGGGGCGCCGATGGGCGTTCCGGGTGATCCCCATCACCGTCACCTACGTGCAGCAGCTGTAACCCATCCACCAGGCCGCCTTCGGGCGGCCTTCTCATTTCTGGAGGGCCACATGCCCGAGATCACCATCACCAAGGCCTTCAACCACCGCGCGGGGGCCGGCGTGACGCACTACCCGAAGTCGAGCCTGCCCGTCGAGGTTTCCCAGGCCGTCGCGGAACACGCCTGGGCCCATGGCTTCGCGCCAAAGCCCAAGGCCGAGAAGGCCGCCGCCCAGCCCGTTGCGCCCGCCCCGGCGCCGACCACTGAAACCAGCGGCGCCAAGTAAGCGCCGGCCAATCCCTCGAGGAGACCTACATGCTCCAGCCCATTGATCGTTCTTTCATCGGCGAGGGCCAGCCCTTCGCCCGCCTGTACGGCTCGCAGGATGGCCTGCTGCCGTTCGGCAACTGCGACGCCTTCAGCGTCAGCTATGCCACTGACCGCAAGGCCCTGCCGAACTACATGGGCGGCGGCGGCAACCGCAACGTGCGCACCCGTCCCACCGACGTGACCGGCTCCATCGGCCTCTACGACATCACCCCGGAGAACGTGGCGGCGATCACTCGCGGCACCATCACCGTGGCGCCCACCGCGGCGATCACCGGCGAGGCTCACACCTCCGCCGGCGTGGCCTTCGAGCTGATCCCGTTCAAGTACATGCCGGACATGACCAAGACCATCACCGTCAAGACCGCCGGCGGCGATCCCCTGGCGGCTGGCACCGACTACCTGCTGACGCCCCACGGCATCCAGGTGCTGTCCGGCACCACCATCGACGAGACCGGCGTGCTGGTTGACTACACCCCGCGCAAGAGCACGGCCGTGCAGATGCTCAACAGCTCGGAGAAGGAGTTCGAGATCTTCATCGCCGGCCTGAACGACGCGCAGTCGGGCGAGCCCTACGCGCTGCGCATCCGCCGCGCCAAGTTCGGCCTGCTCCAGGAGATGCCGATCCTGGGCCAGGACTACCTCAAACTGACCGGCCCCATCGAGCTGCTCGCCGATCCGACCGTTGTCGCCGACGACATCTCGAAGTTCCTGCAGATGGACCTGGCGGCCTAAGGCGGCATGGCCATGGATGGCCTCATCCGCCGAAGAGCATTGCTTTGCCGTAATCGAGGATCGACTCGGTGCAGTACCCCAGCAGCCAAAGCCCGATGCCGCCGCTGGCCACAAGAGTGCGGTGCCACCAAGTGCTACGCCTGATTTCATCCTCCAGCTCATCCGCAAAGAGACGACCTTTAGTGGTTATTCCTTGCCACACAAGGTTGGCGATGTCGTTCGGTTGTGCCCGGTTGCGGAGATATTTCCCTTTGGCTAGCTGCTCATCTAGCAGTTCAGAGGCCAGAGCATAGTCATTCGTAGATGCGGGGCCATTGAGCAAAATGCGCAGATATTCTTTTCTCCACGTCTTCTTCTTCCTCTTGTTCACCATTAGCTCCTGCTTGCGAGTAGGCCCTTACATTGCGTCGGTATCCGCCTGGACTGCCGAGTGGGCCTTCTATATCGGCTTTCTTGTGGTTTGGCTATTGCTCGGCCGGTTCGTGTTTATCCCGTTGTTCCTCTGGCTCAGCCGGCGCCTGGGTTTCCACGATTTTGAATGACATCAGCCCGCCATCTGGCGGGCTTTTTCTTACCCGAGGATATCCATGGCCAATCCAGTTCAACGCCTGATTCAATTCGTTCTGCGCGGCAAGGACGAGATGTCTCCCGCCGCCAAGCAGTCCGCCGAGGCGCTGGAGGCGCTGCGCTCCAAGGCCAGCCAGCTCGGCGAGGCCCTCGACAATGCCAAGAGTGCCCGCGGCCTGATTAGCGCCCTGTCGAGCACCCAGCGTGCGGTAAGCGTCACCGAGACCTCGGTGAATCGTGCTGAGAAGTATGTCAACGACCTGCGAGAGGCGCTGAACAAGGAGCCCGGCAACAAGGGGCTGGAAGTCGCGCTGAAGGCTGCCGAGAAGGACGCAGCCACCCTGCGGCGCACCCTGGACGCCCTCAACGCCAAACTGGCCGACCAGCAACAGGCCGCCCGGGCTGCCGGCATCGACACCGACAAGCTGGCCGACGAGGAGCGGCGCCTGGCGGCCGAGGTCACGCGTACCAAGGAGGCGATCAGCCAGAACGCCAAGGAGCTGCGTGATCTGGAGCGCGCCCAGGCTCGCGCACGGCGCGAGGCGGAAAACCATGTGTCGCGCGTGGATGCGCTTCGCTCTGCGATGTCCGCTGGCGTGCGCCAGGCCGTTGGGTATGCGGCCGCCTTCGTGGGGATCAATGCTGCCTTCGGCCTGATCGGGCGCGGCGTTGGCGCGGTACGTGATGGCATCGTCTCGATGCTGAAGACAGGCGATGAGTTTGAAGGCCTGCAAACTCGCCTGACGTCGCTGATGGGCTCGGTGGAGAAAGGGCAGGAGGCTGCCGCCTGGATCACCAAGTTCGCCAAGGACACCCCCCTGCAACTGCAGGAGGTCACCGATGCCTTCGCGCTGCTGAAGGCCTACGGCATTGATCCGATGGATGGGACCTTCAAGGCCCTGGAGGACCAGTCGGAGAAGTTGGGCGGCGGCATGGAGCGCCTGGAGGGGATCGCTACGGCGGTTGGCCAGGCCTGGGCCAAGCAGAAGCTGCAGACCGAGGAAATCCTGCAGCTCGTCGAGCGCGGCGTGCCGGTGTGGGACATGCTGTCCAACGTCACCGGGAAGAACGTCGAGCAATTGCAGGAGCTGGCGAGCAAGGGCAAGCTCGGCCGCGACGTGATCAAGGCCCTGATCGACGAAATGGGCCGCACCTCGGGCGGTGCTGCCGCGGCGAACATGAGCCGCCTGAGCGGGTTGATCAGCAACCTGCAGGACACCGCCACCAACTTCCTCAACCGCATCGCCAACGCGGGGGCGCTGGACTACGTCAAGGGCAAGCTGCAGGCCCTGGCCGACACCATCGCGCAGATGGATGCTGACGGGCGCCTGGACAAACTGGCCGAGGGCCTGTCGGACGCCTTCGTGCAGGGCGCCGAGTGGGTTGGCGACTTCATCAAGCGCCTCGGGGAGGTGGACTTCAAGGCGCTGGTCGACAACACCTCCACCTGGCTCAGTGGGTTCCGGTCGGAAATCGACGAGATGGCCACCCGGGTGCAGTTGTTTATCGCGCCCTTCCGCACGTTGTTCAATGGCTTGACTGCTGGTCTTTCGCTGGCGGCTGCGGCGGTTACCAACAAGCTCAGCGAAATGCTGGGCGCAATCGAGACGGTCGCCGACAAGGTGCCCTCGCTGCTCGGCGGCGAGAAGCTCAAGGCTTCCGCAGCGCAAGCCCGGGAAGTCCTGGATGGGTTGACGGCGGGATTCAAGGCTCAGGTCGAGCAAGATGCCAAGGACATTGCGGCAGCCTGGGACACCAGCACCAAGGACACGGCGAGCGCGGCTGGCGAGCAGAGCCAGGTCATCACCGAACACTTCGATAGCCTGAAGACCGGCGCACAGGACGCCAGCGCTCAGGCGGTCCAGGCCGTCACCGGCCTGCAGAACGCGCTGGACCAGATCAGTACGGCTACCTCGGTGGGCCAACTGACCAAGCTGCAGGAGGAAATGCGCAAGGCCTACCAGGCCGGCAATCTCAGCCAGCAGGAATATGCCAACGGTGCCGGCGTACTGAACGCCAAGCTGAAGGAGCTGCAGAAGGCAGCGGGCGGTGCGGCCCTGGGTGTCTCTGACCTGAGCACAGGCCTGGAGTCGCTGAAGGATGTACAGAACGCCATCGCCAATGCCAGGACCTCGGCGGATATCTCGAACATCCGCACCGCGCTGAACAAGCTGTACAACGACGGCAAGATCAAAGCGGATGAGTTCAACCGCTCGCAGAAGGAACTCAGCGAGAAGATCGCCGAGATGAAGGCTGCCGGCACCACTGGCGCCCAGGGCATGGATGCCTTCGCTGAGTCGACGGACAAGGCCACCGACTCCCTGGAGGCCCAGCGCAAGGCCATCGGCGATGCCATGGAGGAGGAACGTAAGTCGGTGGGGTTCGTGAAGGAGGACATGTCCGACTTCGCGAATTTCTTCTCCGGCGTGATCAGTTCCACCCGCGCGCCGCTGGCCCAGCTCAGCGCCGAGGCGCTGGCGGCCTTCGACCAACTGCGCGGACTCTCCAGCGCGGCCCCACAGATCGACACCAGTTCGCTGGAGAGCACCACCGAGTCGCTACAGCGCGTGCGCGAGGAGATGGGCAAGGTCGAGGCCGCTGCCTCGATGCCTGGCGTTTCCAGCCTCGGGAAGTGGGCGCTGTCGATGAAGGCCGACAGTGACAGCGTGGCGGTGTCGTATCTGGAGCAGAAGCGGCAACTGCTAAGCCTGCTCGATGGCTACGAGACGGGCGAGATCACCTTGCGTCAGTTCCTGGAGCAGGCCAAGGCCGCGCGCAATGGCATGAACCTGTTGGGCGACTCCGACTTGCGGCAGTTGGAGAGCAGCATTGACTCGGCCAAACAGCGGATGCAGCAGCTGTCCGAGGGCTCGCGCGACACCCTGGCGAGCCTGCGGGAAGAGCTGGCGGGCCTGCGCGGCGAGCAGGATGCGGTGGACCGTAGTCGGTTCAACAGCCGCAAGCAGGATCTGACGACGCAGTTGGCCGACGCACAGAAGGCCGGCGACCTCAACGCCGTGCAGAACCTGATGCAGGCCTTGGCCACGCTGCAGCAGATCCAAGCCGAGACCGATGCCAAGCGCCAACTGGCGGAGCAGCAGGCCCGGGTGGACGCGCAGAACGCTGCGCAGGCACAGGCTCCCGCGGCGGCCGCGGCGGCGCCTGCTGCAACACCTTCCCAGCCGATGAAGACCATCCGCCTCGAGGTCCAGGGGCGGAGCGTGGATGTCGGCGTCACCGATGACGGTAGCCAACTGCTCGACCTGCTCGGCAAGGCTGCCTTGAGGACTAGCTGATGATGCTCGACAGCATCGAACTGGACGACCAGCTCGAATGGACCGATGAGTTCACCTGGGACTCGGTGGCGCAGGAGCAGGAGCGCTCCATCACCGGCGCCCTCCTGGTGCAGGAGGGCATCAAGCTGCACGGTCGGCCCATCACCCTGCAGGCCAACGGCGGCGCCTGGACGCCGCTGTCGGTCGTGCGGCAGCTGGAGGTCCTGCGCGACCAGCGGCTGAAGGTGATGGACCTGGTGCTGCCCGACGGCCGGGAGTTCTCGGTGACGTGGAACCGGGCCAACGGCCAGGCGCCGCTCGAGGCCTCCCAGGTACACCGCACGGTGAACCCGGGGCCAGCCGAGGACTACGAAATCACCCTGCGCTTGATCACAGTGGCCCCGCCGCCCCCTGAAACACCCTGACCCGGAGAACACCATGCAAACGATCGCCACCGGCACTACTGCGGCGAACTGCGTCCCCATCAATCCGCAGACCGGGACGCCTTATTTCTCCATCTGCAGGGAAGGCTGGGGGACCGGGTGGACTGCGGGCAGCGCGATGCCGCTGACCGATGCCCCCGACACCGTCGCCCAGTCCCTGGCGACCACCAGGGACGTCTCGCCCCTCCGCAGCTGATGCGTTGAGGCTTCCCCGGCGCCTGCCCCCCTTTCTTTACCCCCTCCCAAAACCCGCTTCGGCGGGTTTTTTCGTTTCTGGCTGGAGTGCACATGGCCATCAGCAAAAGCGACATCAAGCTGCTCAAGTCCCAGCGCCTGACCGACGAGTCGGACGGCGGCGGCCGCGCCACCGGGCAGGCCGTGGTGGACGCCGAGGTGAACAACCTGTTCCCGGACATCTCGCGCCTGGACCGCACCATCGGCCGCATCAACCTGCGGAAGGCCTTCGCGGGCGTCCAGTCGACCAACAGCGACAGCTACCTGGGCGCCCACGCCATCCTCACCCAGGCCCCGGCCGATCCGCGCGTGTCGGTGCTGCTGTTCGGCGGCACCCAGACCGACGAGCGCGCCGACGCCCGCAACGCCATCGAGTCCTACGTCGTGCCGGCGGTAATCGCGCCCTTCGACCTGCTGGGCAACCAGCTGCAGGGCCAGCGCGCAATTGCCTGCATTCAGCGGGAGGAGCAGCGGCAGCCGGAAATCGGCCAGGTCTACCAACTGGTGAACGGCTCGCTGTCGCAGTACGTACGGATCACCGACGTGCAGGCTCGCCTGGAGAGCTTCACGTACGACTACGGCAACGGCAACTTCGTGAACTTCACCCGGCGCCGCCTCGATCTGTCGATCAGTTCGCCGCTGCTGACCACCTTCCCCGGCGGTCAGCCGACGCCGGCCGGCACGGCGATGCCGTCGGGCTCCAGCGGCACCAAGAGCCAGATCCTCACTACCCAGGTAGCGGATGCCGCGCACTACTACGGTATCAGCCCGTTGGCCCAGGCCGTCGCCGAGGGCGCACTGAGCCTGCGGGTGAAATCCGTCTACGCCCAGCTGGTGCCGTCGAGCACCCGCGAGAACGCGCTGATCGACCAACTCGGCGGCTACCAGCGACGCATCGTGCTGGCCACCGGGCCGGCGCGCTCGGTGAACCTGACGTTCGCCCTGGTCAGCGGCGGCCAGTCGCGGACCTTCCTCGGCACCGGCTGCGCCCCGGGTACCCTGAGCTTGTCCGTCAACGGCGGCACCTTCGCCGACGACAGCAAAGGCGGCCTGCGCTACGTGTCGGGCAGCAACTGGATCACCAGCGGCACCATCGACTACGAGACAGGCGAGATCAACCTGGTGCGCACCGGCGCCGGCTACACCGGCGCGGCCACCGCCAGCCACCAGCCTGGCGCCGCAGCGACCGGCGAGACCGTCACCGGGGAGATCCCGGTCGACCTGTCGAACCGTGGCTACGTGTACACGCTGAGCCTGTCCGACGCGCCACCCATGCCGGGCACGCTCGAAATCTCCTACATGGCCCTGGGCAAGTGGCAGGTGCTCCGCGACCAGGGCAACGGCGAGCTGGCCGGGGAGGGCACCGGGACCATCCAGTTCAACACCGGTTCGGTGTCGCTGACGCTGAACGCCCTGCCGGACGTCGGCAGCTCGGTGATCTGGGCCTACGTGGGGCAGAACAGCGCCGCGTTCACCCAGCGCACCGGCGTGAGCATCCAGGCCAAGGCCAAGGTGAACAGGACGCTGCCCCACCAGGGGCTGCTGCCGGGCTCCTACACCGCCAGCTTCAAGGTCGGCGGGGTAACCAAGACCGTCGTCGACGCCGGCAACGGCACGCTGTCCGGCTCCGGCGGCAGCGGCGTCATCAACTACGCCGCCGGTACTGTGAGCATGGAACTGACCGCTACCCCGGACGCCGGGACGGCGATCACCCACACCTACCAGCAAGGGGCGTTCACCGACACCCCGCTGGCGGTGACCTCGGACAGCACCGGCATGACCACGTTCACCATCCCGGGCGCGCCGCTGAAGCCGGGTTCGGTGCAGATCAGTTGGATCACGAAGCAGAGGCAGGCCGTGCCGGCTATCGACCACGGCGTGCTGGAGAGCGGCAACAGCCTGCCGGTGTACGAGTCGGAGGTGCTGGTCAACAACGCCGTCAGCGACAACACCGCCGGCGGCTGGGGCGGCGGCCGGGCCGGGAGCATCAACTACTCGACCGGCGCCTGCTCGCTGCAGGTGGCGCGGACCTACACCTACAAGGAATTCACCTACGCGACGGAAAAACACGGGTTCAACCCGGACACCATCGAGCTGGTCAGCACCGACCGCAGCGAGATGGAGAACTTCGGTGGCACGCTGACCATCCGCGCGCAGAGCAACAGTCAGAGCTACGGCGATCAGACCGACACCCAGGCCGTGGTCCCGGTCACCCTTGACCTGCTGCCGGGCGTGTCGGAGTCGATCCTGCCGGGCTCGCTGGTGTTCACCTACGCCGGTGAGACCTACGTGGACCGCTCCGGCGTGCTGTACAAGAACGTCAGCAGCACCACGAACGCCGGGGTGGCGGTCGGTTCGGTGGACTATGCCGGCCGCGCGGCCACGCTCAGCACCTACCCGGCCGGCGCTGCGGCGGCCGTCACGCTGCTGGCGTGCCTGACCACGAACTCCGGGTTCGCGGTCAACGCCATGACGTTCCGCACGCCCGGGGCGCCGCTGCGGCCGGCGAGCCTGCAGGTCACCGCGGTGCGCGTCGACAACGCTCAGGTGGTGACGGCCACGGCCGACGCCAACGGCGTGCTGAACGGGGCGGTGATCAAGGGCACGGTGGACATCGCGACGGGCATCGTCAGGCTGCGGTTCACCTCGAACCTGGACGACCAGACCGGGGCCAGCGACATCCCGGTGATCCCGATCCTGCTGCGCTACAACGCGGTCGTCTACTCGACGCTGCCGCTTGACGCGAACCTGATCGGGCTCGATCCGGTGCGCCTACCGGCGGATGGCCGGGTGCCGCAGTTCCGCGAGGCTGACGTGCTGGTGATCCGCCACGTCGCGGAGACCGTAGTCGCCTCGCCTGTGGCCGGCGGCACGTTGGCCCTGGCGCGGCAGCAGCAGGCCGAGATCGAGGTGTTCGACGCCAACGGTACCGCCCTGCGCGCCGCCAGCTTCACGGCGAACCGTGCGGCGGGAACGGTGACGTGGGCCAACCCGCTGGTCCTGCAGGACGAGGAGGGCAACCCGCTGACGCTGCCGCTGGTGGTGCACGACCGCGTCGAGCACATGACGCTGTGCACCGAGGTGCAGATCAGCGGCGAGATCGGCCTGGCCTCGCCGGTGCCCTGGGACATGCCGGCGAACGAGGCGACGGTGAGCAGCGCGCTCAGCTGGGGCGACCTGCAGGCGCGCTATCACCACTGGTTCACCCAAAAAGCCTGGAACACCGGGGCGCCCAACTGGACGGACGCGCCCGTCGGCGAGACCACCACGGCGAACTACGACCAGCTCAGCTACCCGCCGATCATCACCAACATGGGGGCGATCGATGGGAAGTGGGCGCTGGTGTTCACCAGTGCCTCGCAGTTCCAGGTGGTCGAGGAAAAGCTAGGCGTAATCACCACCGGCAACACGGCGGCGGACTGCGCACCGATCAACCCGCAGACCAATACGCCGTACTTCACCATCAAGAAAGAAGGGTGGGGGATCGGCTGGGCGGCGGCCAATGCGGTGCGCTTCAACACCGACTCGGCGCTGGGGCCCGTGTGGCTGGCGCGCACGGTGCTGAGCGGTCAGGGCACGGTCGATGACGACCAGTTCCGCCTGCAGATTCGAGGGGATGCTGACTGATGACTGTTCGTGTTTATACGAGCTTGGACACGGGGGCGCCGGCGCTGACCGGCGACCACTTCGACAAGATCCGCACGATCCTGATGGCCTGCCTGGTGACGGGCTATGGCGGCAAGCCAGGTGCTGGGTGGACGGTGGGGCACGATATCCCCGCCGGCTTCAGCCTCGGCAACGGTGATGGCTTCGTCAACTATGTCCGCAATAGCTCTGCAGAGTTCGTCGGCATCTACATCATGGAGTCGGTCACCGATGGCACGACAGGCCTGGCGGGCGGGGTGAACCGTCGTTCCGCCTACTGGTACGACGGTTCCTCTGAGACCACCCGCGGATTTCACTATCTGCAGAATTCGTTGATCAACCACTGGATGGTCGTCGCCGACGAGAAAACCTGCATCTATCAAGCGGGGTACGTGACCAGCACCACGTCCGCCAATGCCATTTCGGCCATCACCTATTCGGCGCAGTATTTCGGGCGATACATCAATGCGATGGGGCTGAGCGGTCCCGCGGAGTTCTGTTCAGTCGGCAACGGCTACAACACTTCGGGCAATGGCTGGTTCACACAGGCCTATGGCTGCTGCCTTCGGAATCCCTTCACAGGGGTTGTCGACCAGGGGGCTGCCCCACGCTACTTTGCTCCGGGGGCGAACTTCGGCGACTCGCGTATTGCAGGCTTCTATCAGAATCTCCGCGCCAAGGTGTATCCGGCTCGATTGCAGCCTGTTCGCGCTGCTCTTGCGTGCTTCGGGTCGGGGTTGAATGGGGCGACAACCAGCAGCCAGGCCGCAATTGCGGGGTATCTGCGCGGGCTCATCACCGAACCCTGCCTGTCGATCTCGCCACTGTCTGAAGTGCTTGTGACGCTGGGGCTGACCAATACCTGGCAGGGCCGAGTAAGGCCTATCAACATTCCGGGCGGGCGGCAGTGGCTGCCGATTTTCGGGTATACCCAGGACCTGGGCTTCTTCGCGAGCCTGGATGCGGCGGACTGGGGGTGAGTCATGATCTACGTTGACCCTGTAATTATCCCCTATCCGCTGACGTTGGCTCTGCGCACGCTCTCGGTGCGGCTGACGCGCGATGGAGAGGCGACCGCTACGCCGAAGCTGGCGATGCTGCTGTCGCCTGACACTCTGACGGTCCGGGCACTCTTCATCTGCCGGGATGTGGCGTCGGCACCGCAGAAGTTCCTGTCGACAGCTGTCGATATTCCCCATTTGCTGCTGGCCAAGGACGAGGTCGCGCCGGCGCGTGCTGCCGCTCGCTATCCCGTGATCAGTGAGGACGTCGTGCTGACAATGGACCTCAACGACGGATCGGGTAGCGGTGGCGGGACTCCGGCAGGACTGTTGGCGACGGTGAAAGTAGACGGTGTGCCGGCTAACCGGGACATCGTGGCGCTTGAGCGAGTGCCCAGTGGCGAGTGGCGGGTGGCGGGGTTTGGCGCCACGGTGGCCGGCGATCTAGACATGGATCTGCGCGTTGCAGGCTCCGGCCAGGTGTACGTCGTGGCGATGGATGCCTGGGGGACCGTGTTCCAGCCGTCGCTGAACGTCGCCGAGGGCGACCTGATTCGGCCCACGGTCTTCATGGGCTGGATCTATCGGATCACCCAGGCCGGGCAACTGCCCGCTGCGGAGCCATCCTGGTGGGATGACAGCCTGCTGGGGCCGCAGCCGCTGGGTACGGCGCGCGCCGAGGTTCACCGCTACTACCCGCCGCAAGGGCGCGGCCCCATTCCTGTGGAGTTCACCTGATGCTGACTCATGACGCGGTGGCGGGCTGGAGCAAGGCCCGCCGCCAGTTCGATCCTGAGCGCCGCTCGATGTGGGGGACGGTAGCCGCGAAGGAAGTGGCCCCCGCAGCACCCTGGGGCCAGGGCGAGGAGCGGAACGCCTCTCTGGCTGGCCGCTGGGACACCGTGGCGCCGGCCGATCAAGGGCATGGCTCAAGCTGGGGTAAGGGCAGCGGCCTCGACGCAGCCGGCGGCTGCAGCTGGGACACCGTCGCGCAGAAGGACCTTGCCCAGCACCTGGGTTGGGATCACTCGATCAAGCGACAGGACGTCCGCCTACGGCTGATCTACAACCCGAAGCCGGCGCGCAAGGACACCGCCAGTGGGCAGGCCTGGTTCCGCAGCGACGAACTGGGCCAGCGCTTCGATGCTGCTGCCGAGCGCGCCGCCAGCCTCTACATCCCGAAGGCCGGAGTGGTGGAGTTCTCCTTCTCGGGGGAGCGCTACATCCCCAGCACCACGGCCTCAGTGTTCTTCGACTTCCGCTACACCGCACGGCCGCATGCCATCCAGCCGGTGGACAGTGGCACGGTGGTGCGCTTCACCCCGGCGCGGATCATCGACCAGATGCGCACCCTGCCGTGGGGCTGGGGCACGCCGACCGACCCGAAGCCGACCGGCATCGTTTACCCGGACTACCCGGGGCCTGTGGTGGTGATCGATCCGCCGCAAGAGCCCGACATTCTGGAGACCTACATGATCGCCAACACCGTGACGCTCACGGTGCTGCCCAGCGGCACGCCCCTGGATGCCACCAACATCCGCATCGGCCTGGACATCGACAGCTTCGCCTGGACTTTCTCTGCGGATCTCTTCGGCCGCACCTCGCTGAATCTGGTGCTGCCGGATGCGGACGGCCCGAAGACCCTGGAGCTGACAATCAATGGCTGGGTGTGGCGCTTCCTGATGGAGCGCTACAGCGGCAGCGGCAAGCACCCGAGCGAGCGCTACTCGATCAGCGGTGGCAGCCGCACGCAGCTGCTGGCGTCGCCATACGCGCCGAAGCGCAGCGGGATGAACGCCGCGCAGGTGAATGCGCGCAACGTGGTCGACGACCAGCTGGAGTACACCGGGTTTTCCGCCAGCTGGGACACGGTGGCCATGGGGCCGCCGGACTGGACGCTGCCGGCCGGCGCCTTCAGCTACACCGACATGACGGCCATGGAGGTGATCCACCGCCTGGCCGAGGTGGCGGGCGGCATCGTGCGGCCGGGACTTGCCGACGACTCCCTGACTATCCTGCCGCGCTACCGGGAGGCGACCTGGTTCTGGAGCACAGCGGTGCCTGACCGCGTTGTGCCGGCGGAGATCGTCGCGGAGTGGGGCAGCGAGTGGAGCCCACAGCCGCAGTGGAATTTCGTCTACGTCAGCGGCACCAACTACGGGGTCAGCGTGCAGGTGCGCCGCGCAGGAACGGCCGGTGATGAGCCTGCGCCGGATGTCATGGATGACTGGATGACCGGGACCGACGTGGGCCGCTCGCGCGGGATCTGCGAGTTGTCCAAGGGCGGTAGCCAGGCCATCGAGACGCGGCGCATCCCGCTGTTCGAGGTGGGCGGCAGTGCGCCGGGGCTGGTACAGCCGGGCATGCTGGTGGAGTTCCGCGACCCCGACGCCACCTGGCGTGGCCTCTGCCTGGGCGTCGACATCAGCGCGGAAGGCATCGGGGCCAGCAAGGTCTGGCAGACGCTCAAGATCGAACGCCACTACGGGAGCAGTTGATGGCCACGGTAAACCCCTGGAAACGCTTCATCGGCCTGCTGCCGGGCGGCGCCAAGACGGTCGGGGAGGTGGTCAGTGTCGACGCCGCCGCCGGCACAAGCGTGCTGCAGCTGCGTACAGGCAGCCAGGTCGTCGCGCGAGGCACCAGCGTGGCGGCCGGGCAGATCGCCTTCCTGGTCGACGGGCAGGTGATAGGGCAGGCGCCAAGCCTGCCGCAGTACGACTTCGAGGTGTGAGGGTGTTGTGCAAGGAGCGGGCGATGGAATAAATTCAGGCCACCTACCCGCTAACGGGTAGTGCCTGGAGTTCTCTTTAGACTCCTTGAGGCCATTGTCACAGACATGGCCACCGTTCTTCTCGCTGCAGGCGGACGACGGACTTCCTTTAACTAGGAGGGCCGTCAGGCCCTTGGAGCAGAGATGAACATTCGTAAGGCCCGCACCCAAGCCTTCCAACGCCAACACGGCCGCTGCTGCTATTGCGGTTGCCCGATGTGGCAAGCCTCCCCCGAACAGTTCGCCAAACACCATGGCGTTTCCCGCCAGCAGGCGCGTGCATTCCAATGCACCGCCGAGCACCTGCGCGCGCGTCAGGATGGTGGAAGCAATCAGGCCAGCAACATCGCCGCGGCGTGCATCGTGTGCAATCACCGTCGGCACCAGCGCAAAAACCCGCCAGAACCTGGCGCCTATCAGCAGATGGTGCAAAAGCGCATGGCGAAGGGCGGCTGGCACACCGCCCGGCCGGAGTAATCAAAAAGCCCGCCGTCTGGCGGGCTTTTCAATTCAGGCGCTGACCAGCATCCCGTGTCGGTAGTGCAGGCGCTGCCGGCCACGCTTTAGGGCCAGCGGTTCGCGCGCCGAGATTTGCCAGCCCTGGCTCAGTAGTTCGTCGACGTGGGCGCGCAGCCCGCGCAACTTCCGTTGTTCCTTCATCGGTCGCCCTCCAATTGGCGGCCAGAGGATAGCAAGACCTTCACCCACCATGCCCGCCGATAGGCGGGCATTTTCGTTTCTGGAGATGCCTATGGAATTGATCCAGGTGCGCCGCTCGATCCTCGAGCCGGCGCTGGCGTTGCTGCCTGCCCGCATGACTAGTCCCCAGGCCATTGCCATGCTGCTGAGCATCGGCCTGCAGGAGTCGGGCTTCCTTTATCGGCGCCAACTCGGTAACGGGCCGGCGCGTGGCTTCTGGCAAAACGAGCGGGGCGGTGGCGTGCATGGAGTGCTGATGCACCCGGCTTCGGCAAGGCTCGCTGCCGGTATCTGCGCGCAGCGCGGTGTAGAGCCTACCGAGCAGGCGGTGTGGGAGGCGATTGAGCGGGACGACATCCTGGCCGCGGCCCTGGCCCGCTTGCTGCTTTGGACCGATGCGCAGCCCCTCCCGGCGCTGGGCGATACCGCGGGAGGTTGGAAGCTCTACGCGAGGGTTTGGCGTCCCGGTAAGCCTCGGCCGGCGGAGTGGCCGGCGAACTACCTGAAGGCCGTGGGGGCTGCAGCATGAGCGAGCTACTGGCGAAACCGCTGGCCCTGATGCTGGCCGCGTTGCTGCTGGTCGCCGCCGGCGCTGGCTTGGGCGTGCGACTGGCCGCCGGCCACTACCGTCCCCAGCTCGATGCAACTGCCGGCCTGCTGGTCATGTGCAAGTCGGCGCGAGACAACCTGGAGTCCCTGGTGGGCCAGCAGAACGCGGCCATCGCCGGCCTGGCTGATCAGGCCGAGCAGCGCCAGGCCGAGGCGGCCCAGGCCGTGGCCGCTGCCCAGCAGCAGGCCGGCCAGCACTTCGCCGCCGCGCAGCGCCTGCAGCAGGAGCACGCCGATGGCGACCAGTGCGCAGCGGCAGAGGCGGTCATCGACAAGGAGCTGGGCCTATGAAATGGCTGGTGATGGGGATGCTGGTCGCGTTGGCGGGATGCGCAGCTCAGCAGCAGGCCGAGCCGCGCACTGTGCGCGTAGAGGTGCCGGTGGCTATTCCGTGTAGAGCGCCGGCAGTGCAGGAACCGACCTGGGCCACGGCGTCGCTCCGAAAGGGTGACAGCTTGCAGACCAAGGTGCGGGCACTGCTGGCTGAACTGGAGCAGCGGAAGGGTTACGAGGCGCAGTTGCTCGCGGCGGTGCAGAGCTGCCAATAAAAAAGCCCCTCAGTGAGGGGCTTTTTCCTATGCGCAGCTAAATCAGCTGAACGAATAGTTGGTGGTCAAAGAAATTGGATTGATAGGAGCGATTTTGTAGCGTTCGGGCTGAATAGCTCCGCGCTCGACCAGTCGTTCGAAGCGGTCATTCATTTCGTTCAGACGCTCGGCTCTTTCCACAGGACGGCTTGCAAGCTCGCGCTCAACTGCCTCGGCTGTGCGTTTGTCAATCGTCATTTTCAGTGCCCTCTGATCCCTTCATGTGTAGTGAAGCAAGAAAGTCGATTGCTGTCTTTCTGCGTGTTCAGCAAGCAACTCAGAATAAATGCGCAGATTCTGCCTAAGGTCCGCTTCGTTCGTATAGTCCTCAATCCGAAGCTTCAGACTATCGGTTAGCGTACTAATTCCGATCATACGCCCGTGCGAGTGCCAACGATTGTTGTCGCTCAAGTCTTTGGCGATCTGCACGGCGCGTGCTTCCTTCTCATCGGCCGAAACCGGGGTTCCTGGATGAGTTTTCGCGTGCACAGTCCAGTCTTTGAACTTGTACTTGACGAGCCATTGCTTCAAAAGGCTTACCGAGAGGTCTCGCGCCTGTTCGTATCGACGCAGGGTTGCGAGGTCAAGCCGCTGCAGCATGAGCAGTTCGGCATCGGTCAGCCGGCCGTTGGCTGACTTATCGATCAGCTCGTTCACCTTATCGATGTAGCCCAGCGCTGGCACCAGACTCCCATTCTCAAGGGAGACTTGCGGGTCTATTGGGCCCAGTGATGACGTGTAGTCCATGTAGATCTTGTCGCCGGACATGCAGAAGATTGTGCCGGCAGACATAGCGGCGGTCGGTACGACGAAGAAGACCTCAGTGAAGTGGTGTCGAGTGACCTCAACCATCTTCTCCACTGCTTCGACAACGCCACCGGGGGTGGCCAGGATTATGCAGACCCGACCAGGCGCATGGTCTTTGGTGACCTCCCCCACCACGTGCTCGATTGCCCCCACATAAGAGCTCAGAACGGCCGGGTGAATCGGGCCGGTGTATGCCAGAACCGGACACTCAAAGTGGGCCGAGATCAAACTTCTGTAATGGCTTAGAGCCATGAATATGTGGTTGTCGAGACTCGCCAC